GTCACAAAACTTAACATATCTTAACACTTCGTAACATTAAGAACTGTGTCATGGCAGAGCGTAACACTTCTTAATATTAAGAAGTACAAAAAAAAGAGGGGGGAGGCCCCCCGCTGTCGGTTACCTCACCCGAACAGTCTCGTGAGCTGCCGGCTGGTTGACGTTAGCTGAGATGTTCCAGGTGATACAAAGCGCGGTGACGGCTAGAAGAGCCGCTAACAGACGTCGAGGGGTTGCCTGGCGTTCCCGCTTGATTCGGCGGTTGGTCTCAGCCCTCTCGATCCATTCGCGGATCATCCAGTACTGGCTCCACAGGGCCTCGTCGGATGCGATCCTGTACTCCATCCTCATGTCTTCCATCTGCTCTTCGTTCATTACGCCTAGGCTGTGCAAATCATCCAGGGCTGAGATGCAGCAGTCGACCATAGGCCGGGCGGCCATGGCGCTGAGGTGTTGGTTGAATTCGTTGCTGAGATTGGACACGGAAGTAATTCCTTTGGTGGACTCCCTTATCTTAGCGACTGCTCTCCACCTTGTCTACCCGGACCCCTCTTCTGTTGATCTTTCTTAACATATCGTAACGAATGCCAATAACGCATAAGTCACATATCGTAACAATACAGGGTTGTAACAAAACTTAACCCCCCCACCCCCGTTACAATTCGTAACACTCCCAGCCTAACCCCTCTCAAAATTTTTCACAAATTCTCAAACTACCTTTAAGGGGGACATGGAATCAATATAACTCTTTCATCCAATCACGTTCTTTTGCAGTCATGAGGTAGATAGTACGATTAAGGACGGGTTTCAGCTGTTGTTCTTCAAAGTCATGATAAAGCTGTCTAAGTAACTGAGTAACAGCTTGTTGATTCTGGCAGCGAACAGCGATAAGAAGTGCTAAACAGGAGCGATTCATTCTAGTCTGTTCATTTAGCATCATTTTATCACCTGGAATACTAGTCTGATCGGTTATTATTCCAACTCATGTCCTTAAATACTGATGGTAATTGGGTGGCAGGTGACGAGTTACGCGTTATTGAGGCCTTAAGGGTTCCTTTTGGGGGATATATCTTAGATTGTATTGAAGACTGTATGAATGAGATGGAGGTTCTAAGCGCCTCTGCGGTTTTAAAGGTACGAATCTTACTGGACGAATATGAAACGGCTGATACCAATGATAGCGCTCAGAATACCGAAGATACTGAGGGGAAGGTATTGGTTAAAGCTGATGTTTTGGAATGGGAAGTTATTGGAGGGAAAAACGGACTAACAGGCCCACAGAAAGAGAAGAATAAAGCTCGTTTTGAGTTGTGGAACTACTTTTCGTTCTGTTCCTGTATCAGTATGTACAATCCTGATGGCGGTCTTACTACAAGGTTGATTCGGTCTTGATGGGTATACTGTGAAAACACTCATTCTTAGTGTATTATTACCATGAACAACATTCATCCTGAAATGAACGAGGGACCCATGGGTGAACTCATGCGCGAAGTGGGACAAGCTGATGTCGTGGATGTTTGGTGTAAGGGATGTGAGTCCTGGCGTAAGATGAATGCAAAATACGCTAAGATTATTGGTACAGGAGAGATTGAAAGCTGTACTCAGTGTCCTGTAAAATAATGGAATTTCAAATCACTCTAGGTCCAGAACAAATTAGAACCCTTTCGTATGCTGTAAATGAAGCTATTCGTTTGTGGCCCGGTAGTCCGGCAAGACCTGCTGAAGAACAAGAATGGTTATGGCACTTAAGGGATTCTTTTTTTGCACTTCAGATGGAACTTGTTCTTGATGAAGACGTAAAGCGTGACGAGGGCTAAGCCCGAGTTAGCGACTCGACCCGGAGGGGAGAGAAGCTGGGGGGTGCGGCTTGGCAGCCTAGAACGATTGGGTTTACGCTATGACCAGCCCCTTGTATCCTTACATTAACTCTCGAGTTCTATTCCCGGGGGTAGTTGACGTCGTAAACGTTAATGGAAGATTTGAAGAGATAATCGCTGATAATTTCTTGGTCAAAGCCTGGTTGAAGCGTGTTGAGTATTCAGGGGTCAGCTCGGGGTCAAAAAGAGTTCCACTAGAAAGCCAGTTAGATGGTCAAATGATGCCTGGTGCGTCTGGAGATCAGTTTTATTATCGTGGGTATTCGTTAGAGTACGCAGTTGTTCCGGTCGAATATGACCTAAGGCATCCAGCTGAAGGTGGCCTTGTCTTTAATCCTGTGCATTTTCAACACCCATGGATGAAGACAGGTCAAGAAATTACCCTCGTTCACGGAGAAGGCCCAGTGTTAATAGCTAAAGTTCAAAGGTCAGACGGTGTTTACGGGGGAGTAGGTATTGATGAAGTCCTGTATAAGGAAATCGGAGGGGTTCAGTTGCAACTGACAGCCAGCGAGCTTCAAAACTAATGGCAATGAATTTATCCAATCAAATCAACGGCGTATTTGAAGAGCTAATCACAAATGTAGAGAGTCTTGACGGCTTAACGTTCGAATCATCCGAGCAAGTTGTTGGACCGAACTTTTCTATTGAGATTCTAGGCTCGCCTGACACTGATCCAATAATGGGATTACTGGAGAAAGCTCACGAGAGAGGAGTGGCCTCTGTCGCAAAAGGCCTTGAGGACCACTTGAAAGCCCAGATAATTGCCGTAGGCGCAGTTGATACTGGTGCTTTAATGAACTCAGGCTCAGTAGCCTTCCATTCTAACTTTATTAATATCGACTATTCCACCAGCCCTTATGCTGCCCTCGTCCATTATGGAGGATATATAGCGCCCTATGGAAACGTTAATATTAAAAAAGTCTACATCCCTGGCCGCCCTTGGCTAGAGGCTTCTCTGGGAATCAGCCCTGGTCCGCTTGGTGCATTTGACTGGAAAGAGGCTTATGCGGCTGGAGCTGGGTCAAGTCTTAAACTATAGGTAAGATATAGCGATTTGGAACAAAAAGATGCCTAAGCTGCCTTTTATCGTCGAACCACGAGTCAAACCGGCTCTTGAGACCATTGGATCGGACGAGTCTGGCAAAATTCAGGTTAAACGATTGGGATATTTGACTACTTCAGAGAAAACTTTCATTCAAGCTCAAACTCAGTCAGAAGAATCGACGCGAAAGCTAATATCTTTGACTCGTTCGATCGGGAAAGAATTGAAAATAGATATGCAAAAGGCTTACGAAAGAGTCTCTAACGCATTGCAGAATAACCCTAAAGATAAAATTGACGAAACGATCCAAAAAAAACACGGCGAAGAGTTGGATGAAATTGTCAATGAAATGGCCGCTGCATCTACAAGGAAAACTCTTATTTCGGTCTTAGCCTTACTGGTTTACAGGGTAGACCCTGAATTCACGGCAGAACAATTATTGGAGTTACACCCTGATATCATTGATGGCCTGTCTTTATTGTTTGAAGATGAGGAAGCTCGATCAACAGAAAGACTTACTCAATTGCTTGATAAGGAAGAAACTGGAACAGTCGATCAGCTAGATGATCTTGAAAAAAAGTAGGGGCCGGTGGTAGTGTTGATCTAGACATTGAACATATCTTCTGGTTTTTGAAGTCTTATTTCAAAGGCGATGAAGAATTTAACTACGAAAACTTCTACCGGTTACCTTACGAGTACGTCCTTAGCGCATATAGCTGGGCTTTGAAGATGCAGCAGATTGAATCCCATAGGGCTGAGCGTCCAGTCTCGTTGCTAGCAGCTCAGTCTGCTAATATGAATAGAGACCCCAAGAAACGTAGGGTTCCATTTGAATTAGAAGATTTTTACCTTTACCAGCCATTAGAAGAAAAAAGACTGCCAGAAGCGCGATACGGAGCCTCGGCTCTTTGGCTTGCAGAAAATGATTTGTTTCCAGCTTTTGCTCTTTTCTGTTTTCCAGACTTACGCAAAAATGCTGGCAAAAATACGCCAACAGTTGTAAGCCTTAACCATCCGAATGCTATCTTGTTAGCGCCAGTAGAGACGCCTGAAGGGATCAAAGGGTTGCTTATAGCAGAAAAAAATGTTAGCGACAGTACCATCTCAATGTCGTCCCCTTGCGGTCTTTCTTTTTTAGTTAAAATTCCATTTATTAACGATGAGGTCGCAGCAGAAGAAGACGTTACGTTGTTATATGGTTGATAAATTTGTCCAGCCAAATTGAATCTTCTTCACTCCCGAACTCAACTTTCCCTTTGATCAGCCAGTTTTTTATACGAATCTCTGCCTCTATAGAGTAAAAATCTTGCATCCTAAACCAAGACATCCATTGATCGCTACCTTTGTCAGCATTACATCGAAGGCATGCAGGGATACAGTTTTTCGTTTGGTCTTGACCTCCATGAGCTCTGGGCTTGACATGATCAATTGTCAGCGACTTGTCGTCAATAGGAGGATTACCACAATAAGCGCATCGATCATTCCAGGCTTTTTTTATAGCTGTTCTCCAGATACGCTTTGCTTGAGAGCTATTTAAAGTAGTCATGTTAAAAACGTAGTCCTGCGGAACCTCGAAGAGGGGGAAACTAACGTCGCTCATCACATGAAGATAACAACGTTTGACATGAGGCCGAATAATGAGGGCGTCATAGGCAAATCAAGCGTTGATGCCAGTAGTATTCCGAGTTAACGGAACCATATAAGGAGCCCATTAGGTATAACAGTGTCAACTCAAACTTTTCCTGAGTCTCCAGAGATTATCTATAATACTCTGCTGTCTGACACCGTGTTTTCATCGTATTTAGGTGAATATTTTTTCGCATCTGGTAAAGTATTACCTTCTATCGGAATTCAAAGCCCAGGGGCTGATATGCCGGGACTCGATAGAATATCTGGCCTTGAGTGTGTTATTCATGACGCAGCAGATCTTCGCCGCAGACAATTCTACGGATCAACAAATATAGAGGTAAAGTGGAAAGTTTTTTTAATTTGTTGGGAGCCAGCGAATGGGGGTGTGATGAATCTAGCCGCGAGAAGAGCTATGGAAATATTTGGTGGATCTGAATCGATGGAAACAGTTGCAGTTGCTGATGGATTAGGAGCTTTAGTTCAGACAATGATCTTAATACCATCCGATATGCCTGTCTTAATTTAATCGCAACATTTTACAGGATACCAAGAGATTCGGCAGAATATTATTAGGTGGGGCAAGCCCGCCATACTTGTCCTTTTGCTCTGGCCCATATGGCTAATTTTTCCGCCGCTTTTGGCTACAAAGTGTACCTTGTGCCACTAGCCTCAAGTTCTGTTCAAGTTGACTCCGTTATTTCCCTGGCAGGTCTAGGAGACGGTGGCTTTATCGATGAAACTACTACTGTTCCAGCGGCTTCTCCTTTAAGCTATTCTGCTGGCGTATTCAGTGTAAACAGCGTAGCAATGAATATGGACGGAGCTGACACTCCTTTCCTTTTGCGCGGTCTGACAAACGCCTCTCTGGAAACCGATACTGGTTCTGAGGACGTTTATACTTATGATGACGAGACTAAAGGCTTCAATCAAGCCGTCGCTACGACTAAAAGTTTCAGCTTGACTCTCGCAGGTGTTGCTGACTTTAAAGATTCTGCATATCAGGCATTGCGCCTGACTGAGCAAAATACCGTAGCAGATTCATTGCGAGTTAAATTTGCTCGGATCGGCCCTACCGGGACGGACGAAACAGTATACGGCTATGGAACGCTGACAGGCTACACTGAATCGGTGGAAGTTACAAGCATTGTGTCCTGGGAATGCACACTAACTGGCTATGGCTTCTATGGTCTAGACCTTGACACTAATTAGCTGATTGGAGGGGCTGAAGGTGCGTTGAGAACCCTTAACGGTTCCAGCGTCACCACTTCCACTAGCTTTAGCAATCAGGATACTAACGGTGTCTTGGTTGATATCACCGGACCGAACGGAGCTACCGCGACTGCTGATATTGTCACTGGAGGGGACTTGATGACTAATCTCGAAGTTATCCGCACCTCTAACGACAAATTCAGAGTTGGTGATTCGATTACCATCACTGAAAATGGCGGAACCGGAGTTGCAACTGCGACTGTTTCAGAAATCCACGAAGGTCAGAAAATCGGTGCCATTGCATCGACCGATGCCTTCAACACAGATAACCCCTTCGACGCTGCTGACACTTCCGGTATTGCCGTCACCCTTACTCCGAGTGCTGGTATTACTAGCCAACTTGGAGCCGGCCTCGCCGGAACGGCTACCACTTCTGGGCCAAACTTGCTCGATAGTGTTCAGCTCACCGATGGTGGTTACGGATTCCTCGTTGACGACATCATCGAAGTCGAAGAAGTAGGTGGATCCGGTATTGGTCACATCCGTGTTCTTACTCTCGCTTAAACTTCTAACCTCAGCCCTTAGAAGAACTACAGCATACTCACAGCTCGCCTCTAGGCGGGCTTTTTTCATGGAACACTAGTTGAGGAACTTTTAACGTCGATGAGCAATCTGGAGTGGAATGTCGGCATAAAACTTGACGGAGCTGGGGCCCAACAGCAATTCGACCAATGGCTAAATGCAGCTGTTGGTGGAAGCATGGAGGCAAAAAAGAAAATAAATAAAGAACTGGGAGGAAAAGAGGAAAAAAAAGTTAGCATTTTAATCGATAGTAATACAGGACAATTAGTAAGACAATCTAAACAAGTTCTTACAGAGTGGAATAAAATTCAGAAAGCAATCGACTACTCTAATAAAACCGTAAAGGGATCATTAACAAGTCTGAGGGCTCAACTAAGGACTCAGATGCAGCTTAGAGATAATATAGTCAGGTATACAGCAGGCGTACGACGTAGCAGTGACGCCTGGATCAGGCAAAACAAAATTGTTGAAGATTTAAATAGAAAAATTGCAGATGCCAGTGGAAACTGGATGAAGATGCTATCTTCTCGCATCCCAGGCGGCCAGAATGTAATGAATCTGGCAAATGGGTTAAGTCAGGTAAGCATGGCGGCTACTGCAACCGTGATGACAATACAAGCGGTAGCCGGAGCCATTAAACCAGTAGTGGCTCGCGCCAAACAAATGCAAGCACTTGACTTAGCCTTTCAAGGATTTGGGTTGAGCGCAGAGCAATCAGCGCAGTTCATGCAGCAGGCAAAAGCACAAGCTTTACAATACGGATCATCTCTTATTCAGGTAGAAAAAGGGTATAAACGAATAGCTCCAGCTATTATGCAATCGGGAGGTTCGATGCAGGATGTATCAGAGTCGATGGCAAGCCTCTCTGCTCGTGTGACAACTCTTGGTTTGAACAGTGAACAATCAGGACGATATATCGAAGCGTTCGCTCAGGTTATGGGAAAAGGCAAGCTTCAAGGAGAAGAATTAAATCAACAGTTCTCTGAACTTGATGGTGCATTGCGTGGTCAGCTTAAATCATATGTTAAAGCAAAATACGGCATAACTGACTTTGAAGAAGCCATGAGAAAGGGCGAGGTTACTTCTGGAATGTTTAGAGAAGCATTTAATGCTTCTGCTGAAGACATGAGGAATAATCTTGGAGGTGCTATAGGCGAAGTCCAATCAAGAATAGGTGAACTGAATGTAGCTCAGATTGAGAATATAGGAAATAGTCTTAATACTATAACAATGGAAAGTCTAGTAGAGACTCTTGCTCCTATCGGAAAGCAAATGCAATCCGTAATTCTTATGTTTCAGCAATTTTTTGCTAATATTGCTACTTCGATGCCCGCGACTCAAGAATATGTCAAAGGCTTGCTTACAGTGATTGGAGCTCTTATTCAGGTTACGGTTGTAGGATTACTTGGTGCTTTAAAAGCTGTGTTTGTTGCGTTTGAATTTGTAAACTGGATCACATTTGAATTGCTTAAAGGTATTGCACGTCTGATTGAAATGATCCCTGGGCTAGGTGGAATGTTCGCCAAAATAGGCGATATTTTCCTGGGGGCTGGGAAAGCGCTCGCAACGTTTACTGATAGCTGGATGAAAGTAGGCGACTCAGCTAAATCAACAGAGCAAGAATTAAGTTCCCTTGATGGTCGCATCGAAATATTAAGGAATAAAATAGAAGAAGGTACAGGAGATACTGAAGAACTTCGCAAAAAACTTGAAGAATTACAAGATCAAGCGCAACAAGAGCTAGATACCCAAGCACTCGATAATTATAAGGAGAAAATCAAGGAATTAAAAGAACAAATAAACGAGGCACAGATAGTCGAGACGGACAAAAAAAGCCTTTGGGACGAAGAAAACCAAAAATTAAGCGTACTGAAAGGATCAGTCAAGGCTTATTATGAGGGGGTGAAACAAGCTCATGCTGAACGCACTCAAAGAGTTAAGGACTTTTATGACAGCGAGTTATCTCGACTTGCTCGCAATAAAGAGGCTATGAAGGAAAGTCATCGTTCAGCGATGGAAGATTTGAAGGCAAGAAATCAAGCATCAATAAACGCTCTTGAGAAGGAGATTCAGGCTCTTCAAGCTAGAACTCCAGCTGAAGAAAAGCTGCAGGTTTTGAGAAAGCAGGAAATTTTAGATAAACTAAAATCTACAGACCTTAGCGAAAAAGAAAAGCTTGAATTGCAGGCTCAGCTGGAAAGAATGCAGCGCCAGAAGGAAATAGAAGAAAAACAACTTAAACTAAAAGCTGAAAAAGAAAACGCAGCAAAAGCCGAAGCACAGCTGGCTAAACAACAAAGAGCCGAAGCAAAACAAGCGGCTGAGGAAGAGAAGCAAATGCGAGAGCAAAAGAAAGAAGCATTGAAGGAGCTAAAAAGGATAGGCAAGGATATAGATGAGCAACAAAAGAATACTACTAGTCTTTTTGAAAATCAGAAAGAAGTTATTGATCTTACTGGCAAGACCTTTGCAGAAATCAACGATTTAGTAAGTAGACAGGCTGACTTAGCGTACGAAGCTGCAGATGGGTATGAAGCGGCAAAAACAAATGTTAGTCAATTAAAGACTCAACTGAAGCAAGCCCAGGCAGAGGCGGCTCGTCTTGGGCGACAACTTAGATCGAACAATGCAGCTACACCCCCGACTACTCCTCCCAACGCTTTTACGGGCGGGTCAGTTAAAGGTGGGGCTAGTAGGACAGTCAACGAATTCGGGAGAGAAGGTTTCCTTAGTCTTTCTGGTCGATTGTCCGAAATCAATGCTCCTGCCTGGGGGTCCTGGAAGGCTCCTAGCTCTGGTACTATCATCCCCGCTCATGTCTGGGCACAAGTAAAGGCTCAAGGGCTTACAGGAGGTCCTACGAGGACGCCTACAGCTGTCGGTGCTACTGGTAATATGATGGCGCGAGTCTCAGCTCTTGGAAAAACGGGTAGTAGCGATATCGTTACTAATAATGTTACGATTCAAAGTGAGGATGTAGATCGCACTATGCATCAGTCGCTGATCAGTTTGCGTCGCACAAAACGTGCTCGGTATTATTGACAATAGGACTATTGTTATTGTTAAGCTGTGTTTGTTTTTGGTGATCCGAAAGAAGTGGCTCAACTCTTGCTTTCAGAAGTAGCAAGTTATTCTGGTCCTGGACTCCCTGAGACCTCGACGGAAGAGTGGGACTATGACGAGACGCGTCGTCAGATGATATATGCATCGGCTGCCTTGCGTCGAGCAGCCTCCAATCAGCTGGAACCAAAGGTAATAGAAGCCGTATGTGACCTTTACGAAGAAGCCTTGTATAAATTTTGCCTTTTGGATGATGTGGTATGGCGAGCCATGAAAATGAAAGAGCACTCCTATCCTTGGCATGATCAAGCGGCTGAATACCGTCAGTATACTATTGTTTCAAGGATCTGTGATCCAATACTGTCGGAAGACTAAGCCATTCTTGGTGGTAAGTCATGACAGGCCTCGCTATTGCCTATACACAGCAAACGGGTGGTAGCGCGAGCTGGAACGTAGTATTTAAAGATTTCACTTCTCCTGATCTGCCTAGACAGTATGAAGATTCTGCTGGCTTTGGTCGCAGCCAAACTGGAGCTTTAATTCAATCTGGTCCTCGCTACGTTCAAAAGTATATCTGGGTAGTTGATTGCTTGATTGATACAGAGGATGCTGAAGCCTTAGATCAACTTTACAGAGCTTGGGACGAAGATAGGGCTACAGGGAAAAGCGTTGCTGTTGGGATCACAGATGCTACCTTCGGCCTTTCTCTCTCATCGCAAGCAACTTTTACTTCGGCTCCTTCTTTTACTTATGCTAGCCCACGGAAAACTATCGTCAGCTTCGGATTAACACAGGTCTAATGGCTTTTCTAATCAACAGCACTCGACTTACTCGCGTTGATATTGGCGGGGAAGACTTCACTGATCAGACCTTGGATATTTCTCTGAGTGACTCGTCGGGAGTCAAAAACGGCCTAATCGCGACTGACGGGGAAATCTCGTTAGGATATCGTCCAGGAGGAAAAATTAACGAAGACTATGGACGCAATCATTTCAGCAGAGGGATGCAGATCGACATATTCGTAACCTATCCGGATGGAACCGAGGAAAAGCATCCAAGAGGCCGCTTGTATATCATTGACTCTAAATTTGATCCCCAGAAAGAATCCATCATTTTAAGCGTTGGATGCAAGATGGCCCTACATGCCCTTGATGGTGATATTAGCGAAATAAAAGATTTACCTAACTTTTACCTTCCAAGTACTCGACAAAACTATTCATCGATTTCGGCGGCATTGGCTGCTGAAAGCAGGATAGCATGGTATGACAGGGACGGTTTACTTCAGTCAGCCAAGCTTTGGGAAGGAGAAGGGTCTGATTATTCCGCAACTGCCAAGTGGGTGTCAGTTTTCGGAGTTACCACTTTAGCTATTTCTAGCCTTGACTCCTCAAGGTCTATTAGTTCTGGAAAAAGTTCGGGCAATCCTTATTCTGGAGGAGATCCCGACAATATTGAGTTGACATATCAGTATGCACCAAGATTAATTGATGGCGAAACAGGCTTTCCTGCTGACGAAGAAGGAGGATTCATTAAAGAAGAAGTATCCACTAGTGAATCCAAATATTATACGCAGTACCCCGTTATATTTTACGCTCGTGAGCCATCAAATACAGGTGAAGATGAAGGGACTTCAGATGGGATCCCTGACTTAGAAACTGTCGGGCTTCCTGAAATGGATAAGGGACTAGAAAGCCCACGACCTAGCGATTGCGCCCAAGAGTTTTCCGAAAGCGACAATCCCGCAAGCGCAGATAACAAGCCTGGAGGAGGAGCTGGAAATGGCGATACAAATTGCATGAGTGGAATGACGACTGTAAGGACTCCTCTCTATGTGGGAGTCGAGAGTAGCTCTGAAACCACAAATTTCTACGGTGGGCCTGGAGGAGCTTTGTCTAAAGTTGTCTCAGTGAAACGAGGGCCAGCCTTAGAGGCTAATAATCAATATTACGGTGACTTGTATCAACTATGTCGGCAATCTTGGGCAACACGTTGCAACCCTAACGGCTATTGCGGAACTGACGCTGGGACTAAGCAGCTTGAGCTTTCTAGGTCAGTTCAGCTAACTGAATACAACCCCGATGGGTCGGTGAAAACAGTAACTACTGACGAATACAAGCCTTTACTAACAGCAGCATCGACTGACAATTGGAGAGCTGGTGTGGTAGATGGTGTTATGACTTCTTTTAGATCTTTAGGATTTGCAGAGACAACATTCTTTCGAGATAGTCGAAAGGTAGTAGAATATCAATACCCAGAGAATGGTACTTATCGCAAGACCACTAGCTATCAAAGCATCAGATCACGAGGCCCTTCCAATAAGCTCGATAGCAACTATTTGGATGCTATTAATGGTGTTGTTAAAACAACAGTTGATAGCTCTACTTCTAATGTTATAAATGAGGATCAACCTCAATCTCAGGTGAGCCCTGAACCTTCAAGTCTTAGCGATGTATCCATCGTAGCTTTTCCGTCTCACGATCTTCCAGGAACCGATTCTTCTTTGAAGCCTTTAGTCTACAAAGAAAGCGTACCATATCCTTTCTGGATCATTGCAGGTAGTAATATGAGCTGGGAACAGTCTTTGTCTGAATATGAAGACTATACTCGCCGTAACATAAAAGGTGCATCCCTTGGCCTTCGATTAGGCGAATCCTTGAGGCAGGAAATTGCAAGCGAATGGAAACCAAATACTTCTTTCCGTTATCATGACCCAAGGTACAATATACTGATATCAATGCGCTCTAACGCGCAAACCTGGAGCATGACCCCAGAAGAATGTGTTATGACTGTTGATGGAATGGCTGTTGGCTTCTCGAACGGTCAGGTCAACATTCCCGATAACATTGTTGGAGTAACAACGGCGATTTTACCATGAGCTCAATTACTGTTAGCAACGAAACCAACATAGACCTTGGAAATAGTGGATCTTTCTGCAATTTCTATCAAGCCAATTCGTTTGATATAAGCTTGGCTTCGGAGTCTGGTGTCTATTATCCAGCTGATGATTATTATATTGCTTTTCGTCAAACTAATGTGTTTTTTGTCAGTGGCACGGTAGCAACGGGCGGATCTTTGGTGTCTTTGACCCCAAGTGGTGACATCCCAGCTGAGTTCAATGGGAACGGAATCTCTGCTAATGCTACTATTATAACTCCTGAGATATTTCTCCCAGGATCAGCAACAGAGGATGGCGAACCAGTTTTACCTCCGGCGGATCCTCCTCTCGATGATGGGAAAGTTTCAGATCACGCAAATGTCATTCTACTCCTTCATGGCAATGAGACCCCTTTGATTGACAGCAGTATTCCAGGCAGGACCTTGCTAGTGTCAGGTGATGCAGCTTACGACCCACTAAGAAAAGCTTTTGGTGCTGGCTCTATTAAATTTCCAGCCAATACAACGAATAATGGTGTTTATACTGAGATCACTGACAATGATTTATTTACTCTTAACGACGAAGCTTTTACTTTTGAAGCACGTATTCGGCTAGACTCTTTAGCGGAAAAAGAAAACACTTTATTTTCTTTTGGACTAGGATCTGATATGCGTATGGTCCTTAGTCTCGAAATAACCGCATCAGGAAGTCAAGTTGTTTTTTATTGGAAAGACTCTTCGGAAGTAGATCAACAAGTAACAGTTCCACTGTTGGATGACAAGCTAAAAGAAAAACCTCAAGACTTTCAGCAATTTGCATTTGTATACAGTAAAGTTCAAGGGCATTTTGGAGCCTTCCTCGACGGAGAAAGGATCGGTCTTCTTGAAGTAGATGATAACACTGATCCAGTATGGCCTGGCCTAATAGTAGCTCCTAAGACAGAAGATGTCACATTTAATCTTTCTATTGGGCTGTTAGATCCACTTGACTCGGACAATTCTAAGCAGTTTACCGGGCATATGGACGAAGTAAGATTAACCTTGAGAGAAGCTCTTTACAAAACGATTTCGCCAACTGCCGCCGTGTACTCATTTGCTTGGCCAAATCCAATCGGCAGTTAGACGAAGAAACTTCAAGGCTAGGAATACTAATCGCAGTAATCTCAAAAAAAATGACCATTGCTGCCAAGGTTACGCCTCTCGAGCTTGGCGAACAAGTAACTACTCGCTATGCAGGTCAATATCTTTCTGTTAAGCTTCTTGACACGGCAGGGCTTGCTTACACTCCCGGACTCCAAGACCCGTTGCAGTACGTTATCGATTATGAGATTCCACGGGCTTCAGGCTATCTTCCTCAGGTCTTCGGATACGAAGCTAATGATGTCTTGGACTACGCTGATTTCGGGGTAGGATTGCGTCAGAAGCAGGTGATTTTTCAGCACGACGGAGGCGTCAACTCCTATAGCTTTGACAGCATTTCTGTTCAATGGGCAGGAGGAGTGGTCTTAGGTGTAGAGGTCGACTCAGGTAGCAGCCCGGGTACTCTTGTGGATGGGGTTTATCAAAACGTAATAGTAGGCAATGTTAGTGGAGAAGGGCAAGGTTTAGCTGTCAATTTTGAAGTTTTTGATGGTTCGATCGTCTCAATTACCGTACACTCAAGAGGATACGATTATAATGTTCTTGATGACTTGGAGATCTCTTCGGGCGTCTTGTCTATTATCGGGGCTCACGACGGGTCAGGAGGGGCGCAGGGCATCAATGTGACGTCAGTCTATAACGCAAGCAATCCCGGCGGAGTCGTCTTAATAGCGCCTACGGCGAATGTCGTTACGCTAACCAGCGGGAACGAAAGCGCCGTTTACTTTAACTATAAAAACTTTGGATTCTACAATACTTCGTCATGAAAAAAAATTCTAATGTGCTATTCTTGATGGATCTAGCAAAAGCAAATCAAGAGGTTACTGCTGAAAAGAGAAATGCGAATGGATCATCTATTGCTGATTTCGACGGGGTCGTGCAAGGTCGCTGGATCAAAATTGCTGAAGACAATTCAGGTGTTGTCGAGTATAATGGAGTAGAATATAATACAATTATGCAAGGCAGGAAGTCAATTCCAAAAGGAACAAAAGTTAGCCTTGAATTTCGTCAGGGCCATTACATTTCTTCTTGGTAATAAAATGAGTCCATTTCAACGCCCGAGCATTGGTTCCAAGAATAGAGCAACTGAGCCACAGTTAACTATTAGGCTTTTGACTGCAATGCCTACTGTTCTCCAGAACATTGATCCCCCAATGCTTCCGAACGAACTGGTGGGAGTTTTTAATGGTTACGATGGAACTATTCGGTTGCTTGTTACTTCCGCTGACGGAAGAGCTTATATTCCTGTTGGAGCAGCTTAATGAGCCAAGGTGTCTTTTGTCTAATTCATTTTGACGAAGAAGATCCAGTTGACACTGGACCCACACCATCGAGCACTTTTTTCACTGGCCACGCTGTCCACGATCCTCTTGACGGAGCCTTCTCTGACCCTCTGGGATGCGCGTCATTCCCTCAGCAACTTGACGAGAATGGTAACCTACTTCCTCCAGAAAGTTATCCTGCCGCTGATCTAAGGAAGATTGCGACTTTTCGAGATCTTGAGTTTAATAATGACTCTTTTGTTGTCGAGATGCGGATCAAATTTAGCTCTTTGACAGGACTACAACAATTAGCTTCTTATTGGTCTCCTGCCGCAGGACTTGGATGGGCTATTACAGTTAATTTTACTCAATCAAACCAGACTATTGATTTCTCATGGATCGATCATCATGGAGATAATCGAAATTTTTCAATTATTCTTAGCGAAGGTTTATTTACAGAAGGAGTTTGGCATCACTTTGTTTTTCAGTATAGTAAAACAAGCGAGTGGTCTTTTGTCTGGATAGACGGTCAATTGGCTGGAAGCTTTCTTGGTCCAACCCTTAGCGATCCACAACAGCGAAGATGGGACGGTATATATATACAGACTTTAATGGGAAGCGTCTATGATCCCGCCGTGAACGGTTTTGTCTTTGATGGTCAGCCTTTATATTTTTCTGTAGGAGGCCCTGAAAACACTCTCAAAGGAGCTGTTGATGAAATTAGGGTTATCAATGGCTACTTTTACCACCTTGACACGCCTCAATCAAATGCGTCATTGAATGATATCTCTGTGCCAACGACCCCATACGATGATTTTCCTCCTCCTCTGATCCCGGAAGATCTTAACTCTATAGAAATAAGCAAAGGAATGATGAATGACATTATTACGACTCGTTACGAGGAGCCTCGTTATACTCCGGCTTTAGTCAAGGTCAATTCCAGCCTTCCAACTGAAAGGGCCACAATTCAAGCCTCGCCATTCGGCAGGGATCCAGCGTTATTTGGGTACAACGAAGGAACAATATACGTCCATCAGCCTCGGCCTGACTTCCCGCTAGCTTTTCTTTATGTATTGTACAACATACAAGGAGAAGGGGAGACTCCCATCCTTAGGTGGGTTCCTGTTAATATGCCCAAGCTAGGTAAAATAAATACAATTTCTGGCTCTAATTGGAAAAACCGAAAAGGATTCAAACTGGGCGAGCCCTTCTAGGTAAACTATCGCAGTTGTTTACAGGCTGATGACAGGCCAGAGGTGCAGTCAGCCTTTCGATTGCGGTAGTCAATTTAAATGTTTCAGGGGTTTTTGTATTCCTGTGCCTGAATGCCCGGGAGATGACAATGGATGTACCGCGCCTGGTAGCGAGTGCTTAGAGGCCAGTCAGCCAGAGCCCTTACCAGATCCAGACACTCCTAACTGCGGGTTAGGTGATCCGAACACGGACCCTTATGTAAGGAAAGATTGCGTTTCTGACTGTAGTATTTTTTGTGATGAATGGAGTAAGATCACTGCAAATCTAACGCCTGACAGTGATCTTAAGGGTTGCAGTGTAGATGACGCTTGTAGTGTTTGTAGGGCTTGTAACGAAACAGAGGAAGCTAATGAAGACGCCGTCCAGGCTGCATCCGACTACTATGATTTACTTATTGATGAAGTAGAAACGCAGAAGCAATTTAAAATAGACGAGTACGAAGAAGGTTTAGACGAACTGACTGATGTGTACAATCAAACTTATGGCGAACTATATGATACTTACCAGTTATTGCAAGCAGAAAGAAACGAACTGATAAGCCAGCATGACGAATACTTGGATGAACTAGCCCAACTGATAGCCGAAAGAGACTCATTAACAGATCCAGCTGAAATTGCAGACAAGGATGTTGAAATTGCAGATAAGCAAGCTCAAATTACAGCCATAGAAGATGAAATAGACGTCAAAAACGATCAAATAAGCGAGAACACGGAGGCCAGAACAGACCTCACTCAGGAGTACTTGGACAACAAAGAGGAGAGAAAAGATCAACATGAAGAACAAATTAAAATTACAGATGACTACCTCTATCAACTTAACAAAGAAAAGGCGGATAAGCTGACGTTTTTGAGTAGAACTAGAGGCATTTGTGGTGACATAAAGCTTCCGAACAGGGCTTGCTATTGCCCGGCTTATATAGACAAAGACAATGGTAGAGTCGTTGATGATTCAGATGGCCGTGAATGTTATCTCTGTAACGTTGACAGCGGACACTGGGAATATGAGCCAGAGCTTTGCAGTGTTACCTGCGATCAATGTGTTATTTGCGACAATGGAGATCAGGCGTGTGCTAGTGTTACCAAAAATCCGAGCGAACCAGGCGACCCGTGTGAATTAGCTAGAAAAAAAGCTGTGACAAAATGCTCGGAGGTGCAGACTGTAATAGATTGTGCTTATCCGCGGCAAATTTGCGAAGTAAAGGGTCCTCTTTCTAGTGCTTCTTTATCTTGGGAAGAAAAGGACTGGCGAGATTTTCAAGTGCTACGTATTCTTCAGACAGGCGGAGATTCAGCAGTCGAAGCTAATGGAGTAACAGCTAAGCTTCGTTTAATAGCTGAATCCGTTTCGGATAACACTCAGTTTCTAGTTAAAGTTAACAGAGAGGGAACCAGAGTAAATGGAACCGACAGGACAGAATTCGCAACAGTCGACGGGTTGATTACAATAAACACTGAAGACGTATTAAGTATTGACGGCAAACCAAAAGTCGAGCTAACCGACAATTCAGATATCAAAAGAGTTGGTAGTACGGTTGAGATTAATGTCGATGATGTGACTACCCAAGTTCCTTTTCCTAGTTATGAGTACACTTGGTACGCCGATAATAAACAGCTTTATTTGGACGGAGATGGGGAGATTGCTTTGTCAAATATCGGAGAAGATGGCGAGCCTCTTGGATATGTACACATCGTTACTCTAAGTTCTGTACTTGAGCTTGAAGAAATCTTGGTGGGTATGAATTTGCAAGGAGCGATAAGATTGGTAGATCCTTCTCAAGCAGAAGAAGAAAGACCCACTAACGAGGATTGGGTTAAGTCCGATCCTTTTGGTCCAATCATTTACGGCAATCGCGAAGAGATTGATGCAGAAATTTTCATAAGTGCGGATAGCTCTTATAGTACCTACAATGCTATTGTCGTAGACATTAGTTCACTAAATGAGTACAGACCAGAAATTGAACCTATAGCAATCAGCTGGGTTGATGCAACTACAGGTGAAAATGTTGGATCAGGTGATTACTTGTACCTTGCAAATTGGGCTCTCCAAAAGCAGTACTACCCAATAGCAACTTTCATAAATTTAAATGGAGAACAACAAACTATTACTGGGCCTGTGTCACCTGTTATAGGCCTTACTTCTCCTCCAAGCTTGGATGATTTAAGTGAGGATCCCCAGGTTTCTTCATTAGAGCTTTCGAGCTTAAGTCCGAAACAATATGATACTTTAGAAATTTATGGTAATTACAACACTCCAAACGGCAAAAGCGCAGGGCCTTTTTACAGTTGGAAAAGTAACGGCGATTTTATCTTTAATCAAGTGTCATCAAGTCTAGACATAACGCAAGAAATGGTAGATACCTACTTGTCAGTTGAAGTGACTTATTTCGATAACTACGGAGTCCCAATCACTCTGTATCCAGACGGTACAGAACTAGTGATAAACGTCCAAGATGATCCCACAGGCTGGGTCTGGATCCTTGGAGAACCTCAGGAAGGGAGTAAGCTAACTGCTATTGATAATATAGAAGATAAGGACGGAATTCGCGACCAGAAGTACATTTGGTTGCTAGATGGTATAGCAATTGATGAGTCGCAATATGATTTTCTTTTTGAAGGCAGTAAAAACGAAACACTGTTAATTGGCCCTATCCTTAACAGTGTTGACAGAAAAATCTCAGTAGCAACAACTTGGACTGACTATCACAAAAACGAGAACGGAGAAGTTAACGAGCATCAAATATTTTCGGACGAAACATTCCCTGTAAAAAAAGGGCCTGTAGAGGGCAATTTAACCCTTATCGTTGAAAGCAAGGAGTACGTTATTCCTGATCAGTTTTTCGAGCTTGACCTGTCGGTAGCGTCCATAACAGAAGATGAAGAGCCTTTACAGATTACTTCAATCCTGTGGGAGATTGAAATTGAAAGGCTTAGAGGTGACGGGACCGGATCAAGCGAATTAAGATTTACAGCTGGGGAGTACCGGGAGAGTCAGTCAGAACAAGGCGATTATGATGGAGGTATGTGGCCTTACTTTGAAGAGGAAGAGCCTGTCATCGAGGGTCCGCTGGTTGAAGACGACTGGAACGGCCAGGCCGAAATAGATTGTCCTGATTGTTGGGATTGCTTCGAAAGGTCTACCTACAAAGGCAAAAAAGCGCCACTTGGGTCAGCCTTTCATCAAAGATGCCCCTACCCAGGTTATCCAGAAGTTAGCTGTGAGGAATCTAAAGAAGATAAATGCAAGCAACTTTGCATTGACTATTGTTGGCGATGGGAAACAACGGAATCCGATGGGGATCTTCCAAGAGCTCTTGACGAAAACAGCAAGATTGTTGAAAGTTGGGTATCTAAAGGAGTTCGTACATTTACAATTGAGACTTGTGTCGAACCCCCACCGGAACTGGACTGCCCTCCACGAGATGGTGGCGCGTATCAATATGCTGTTTATCGATTAGTGACCCCTACTTGGGATTATTACGAATGCACATGTTCTGTACCTGTCGGACCAAGGCAGACGATTCCAAGTAAGATTGAATACAGTCGGACCGGTCTATCTAAAGGGCCGTGGTTCCTGAACCCAGAAGAACGCGAGTTTCTTGGCTGGGGAGTTGACGAAATGGCTCAGGCGAATAACCTTAGCTGGAATGATCCTGGTTTCGACTATGGTGACCTTCCTTTTGCAAGTGCGTACTTCTGGCCTGACTTAGGCTGCCGTTGGCAAGAATATTTCGACAGCTTGCTCCCTATTGACTGCTATCCACTACCAATAAGACAAGATTTATGTGGCGGGAATAGTAAGCCTAATCCAGTTCGAGCCTTTGTTGTCACAGATTCTTCGGAAGTCCCAATTAAACAGAATCTAATCCATGGATGGTCTGCATTTCCATTTCCTTATAATAGCAACCAATTTTGGATCAATCAAAATACAGACGATTACCTCATGCCGGAACAGCTTCCTCCGACATGTATTGGAGCGCCTGAGCTTGTAGGAGTTCTTGACCTTCGATCAGTGCCATATAGCTTTTACTCTTCAGACGAGGTCTACCAAGAATTGCTGGCCATGACAAGTCCCGAGGGCTCTCCCGATATAAGTGAGCAGTTCTATGGCGGATACAGCGAATTTGACTGGATTAATAGTGCAATCCACGTTGGTGACCTTAGGCCGGGAGACATAGCTCATCCACCAAGGCCAGAACGCAAAAAGAAAAATACGCCAATTCCTGTCATTGTAGGTCCGAGACTTATCTTGCATGACATATCAGTCGGGACACGGCTAGGTGAAATGCAATCAATTATCCCTCACCTTAGCGGAGTTAAGCCAGAGAGCTGGAGGTTCACAGCGAACAAAGGAGCACTGAGTCCTGATAATGTTTTTAAAATTAACTCAGATGGAGTAATCAGTCTAGCGAATCAATCACCTGATCCTGGAAGTTATCAGTTTGAAGTTCAAGCTAGATGGAAAGATGTTTGGTCTAAAAGTTTTGCCGTTGGCATTGACCTTTTTTAATAACGTTGTTACTCTTAACTAGCCCCTGGAACCCTATCGTGACAAGAGTCTAGCTCGACGTGGCACTTTTTTCTGATAACATCACAATTAAGTACGGGTCCGATATGTCGGAGCTGGAGTTCCTAGGCTTATTAGGAAGTCCCCTAAATTCGCTATTCAGAGGAGAGCTAGCTTTACGCGACGATACTGACGGCATCTTTTTGTATGGAATTAATACTGATGGAGATATAGCTCGAATTGTTCCTGAGTTGTCGGACTTACCTAGTATTGATATATCTAATCCTCAGCTTGGTAACGCAATAGTATATAATTCGGATAATGGCGCCACTGACCGCCCCCCTGAATACCCAGGGAGGCCTTTAAATAAATGGATTAATGTACCAGCACCAAAACCTAATCTTTACGCTAATTCTTTAACAGAGCTAGGAGATGTAGACGTATATAACGCGTATGAAGGCCATACTCTTGTTTGGGACTCTTCAGCATCCGAGTGGCGGGAAGGGATTAGTGTTGAGATAGCAACGCTAGGAGATTTTCGCGATACCTCTATTGATTTTGTCCCTATCCAAGGTCAGACTCTTTTATGGAATGCAACGCTTGGAAAATGGGAAAACGGATTCTTCCCAGATAATCTGAATTCGTTGTCTGATGTTGATGTAAGTACATCTCTTCCTTTAGACGGCGACGTCTTGCTTTACGATGGACTTCAAGGTTTGTGGGTACCCGGAGTAGTTTCCGGAGGAAATGCTAACGTTTTAATCCTCGACGATACTGAGGCATTGCCCGTAGCTGAACTGACCACTCTCGGAGTAAGTCAGCCAGAAGGTGAATTTTACTGGATAGAAGAAGACAATACTAATAACTGGGCAAAAGCTATAACCGCAGGTGAGGTTTCTTTTGACGACTTCAAAGATGTAGACCTATCGTCTATTCAAGATGGACAAACTCTTCGATGGACCTTTATCGATGGTCAATGGAAATTCATTCCATCAGATTATCTGCCAGGAGCTTTTGTTGCATCTTTCAGGGATCTGCATCCATCAGATTTTAGTGAGTTTGCCCTTGGAACATGCGGTATTGAACGCGGACGATATTTTGCTACTACTAACACTACTGGCCTAGGAATGTATGGCACTTCAGCTGTCGACGGAGGTATTCATGTCTCTTATGACCTCAGGGATGAAGACAGGACTGTAGATAGTTTCTTTTATGGTTTGTTAAAGTTTCCGTCAGACCTCGAAGATGATGAAATCACAGGCCTCCGAGGCATTCGCCCTCTCACTGCAAACAGTTCCATTCCTTTTGCTTTAGCGGGAGAGACAGGCTGGAAAGTTGAATTTTGGATAAACGTTTCTGATGTCAATCAATCTTCTGAAATACTAGATTATGGTACGATTAAGGTCGAGCTAGAAAACCAAAACATAAAAACAACTTTCTTGTCTGGAGGAGTGACTTACACTAATTCATGGATTTTCCCTGATGGTTTAGAAGCAGGCTTGTCTTATTTTGTAGAATTTGGTGTTAGGCCTATTAGCGATTATCCCTCGTGGTACGACGGACCGACTATTAACTGCAAAAAAGTTTTCATCAATGGTATTGAGTGCTATAATGAAAATGGCGAACTAGGTAGTGAAACTGCAATAAGTTCGGTTGACACTCCACTGGATACACCAGATACAGCAGCTCAAGCATTGCCCGTTATTGGTCGAACCTTTGCCGGCTATCTTGCCAACTTGGCAATGCAGAATAACAGCTTAGCTGTCTCCGATTTTTCTTTTACAAATAAGCTAGCAAACTGGGGCACTAGACCTATTGGGATGGTCCCCGGTCAGATGGTAATAATGGAGGGCACTGAGGAGAGCGACCCTAATCGTGACAAATGTTTATGTACAAAAGGATACAATCCTGAAAAATGGGCAACAGACGAAGAGTATTATTCATTTACTAGATTTGGCGATAGTCTAAGGCTTTTGGACCTAGCGGACGTAGATGAAGAAGCTTTTTCCCAGGAAAGCGGATATTTATATTACGATGCAGCAACCCAAAAGATTACAAAAGCGTCAGAGAGTCCAACAGACGCAAAGAACTATCGTCTTAGAAACGCAGAAGACGTTAGTTATCGGGATGACAGCAACAATTACATACAAAACAACGCGGTTCTGGCTTGGAGTACGGAGAGAAACTTATTCCGACCAGTCCCAACCAACTTAAGTTTTAGAATCAATGATGCTGAAGATGTAAATACGGAATCAGGCCTCACCGAAGGATCTACGCTGCACTGGAATCAATCGGCTGAAGAATGGCAAGTAGCGCCCAATCTTAACGCTGTTGCGGGTGATTTAAACTCTCTGACTGATGTCGAGGCCCTCTTATCGTTTGAGAATTATACCCTTTTATATAGCGAAGCAAATGGAAAGTGGGTGACAGGCCCGGCCCCCGCCCAAGGAGTCGAAAAGCTAAGAGACATGGTCGATGTCGACGCTGATGACATAGAAGACGGGCAAATACTTGCATATAATTTTTTAACAAACAAGTGGTCTTCTGCTCCTAAACCCTACCCTAAAGAGTTAAACGACATTGTTAATGTAGACACAGTTTCTCGTCCTCCTCGCGATGGGCAGGCGCTTACCTGGGATGGAGAACGGTGGTTCCCCGGAGACTTTGCAAAAGGTGGATCGTCTAGTGTCGAGGGGCTTTATGACGTACAGGTCAAGGAAGCTAGGGAGGGGCAAGTTTTAACCTGGGACGGTACTTACTGGGCAAACAAAGAAGCGCACTCTGGTCGAGGGGATGGTGGCGACTTCGATACGGGCCAGATAAGAGTTAGCTTTACTTCTGGAGTGTGGGGAGGTGGCGACTTTGACTTAGACTCATCAGATCGACCCATGGAAATGCTTGGATTCGGAATCTTTAATGGTGGCGGCGACTTCGACTAGAGTTCGGGATCCTAGTAAAACGTTAAGGCTTGAACGTGGCTTTATTTCCAAAAAACCTGGTATGGAGACACTCGGGAAATTCTTTAGAAGGAATAAGAAGATATATGGCATCATTCCCGGACTCTCAGGTCCGGCCAGGCGAATTGATAGTTCTGGATGGCCCGGACGCTTACGGGGATCCTCGTGTCTCTCTTATGACGCTAGACCCGTTTCACAATGAGTTAGCAAGCGTTTTCGGCACGATCGATCAGTTAGCGGATGTGCCATTCCCCTCGAGATTTGCGCTTGATAGAGGAAATTGGCCTCATGGAAGTTGCTTGGTGTGGTATGAAGTCAGGATGGATGTCCACCCAGACGACCTGTACGGCCCATTAGTCAATTATGGACCGGGTTGGCAGGTTAGACGTGCTTTCCCCTATGACATCTCTGAAAACTCCGTCGAGGAGTTTTATGATGTAGACTCTGTTTCACTTCCCGAGAAAATCGAAGGAGACTCATTCGTCTACTCTGTAGCTAACAGTCGGTATGAGTCAGCTCCGGGTTTTGGCGACCCGTCAAAAAATATTGATCCTTCGGCAGACCTTGATGATTTAGTCGACATAGTCTATACTGAACCAGTTGAGGGGAATAGTCTTATAAAATGGGATCAAGTTGCAGGAGAATGGAAAAATGTGTATCTAGAGCCTTTCCTATCTACGAGAAGCGATGTAAATTTCAATAATATTAATCCAGAGGACCAGCAAGCCTTAGTATATGGTGCTTTCGAGGAAAAGTGGCAAGCGCAAGACATAAGTACAGAAGGGGCTGTAGTTATTCCTGATGGCCGACGAAGCAGAAATAAAGAACTCGAGTATTTAGTGCTTCCAGGAACTCATGAAAGCCTGAATGGCAAAATTCTTGATTTTGGGCTAGGCGTCACAAGTGAGCCGACTCCTTCTCAGCCCCATGGTCATGACTATGTACTAAATGCAGCCTCTGAGATCCGAGCTGAAGGGGTGACATCAGAATTCTGGGAGCGCTTTCCGAAAGGATCTTTTTATTTTGAGGCTCCTCCTGGGCTCGACTATGGCTTTTTACCTTATTATGAAAGAACAGGCTTAGCTAGAGAACGGTATGACCACAAAGAAGTACAAGGGCTATCAAAGGAGTCTCGCTTCCAAGATATTAGTGTCTCCTCTAATATAACCCCTATACCGGGATTGCTTAATCCTTCTGGGCAATATTATGGCGACTATACTATTCAGTTTTGGTTTCGCATGGCGACCGATGCTGTTGAAGGCATTGACGACCGAACACTGTTTTCCTTATACGCCTACGGGCTAGGTGGTGGAGGCGATGAACTAAGCGTTGTAATCACAAAGAAGGGTGGTGAGCGATACATTAATAGCCCTCCCCATGCTATGTCACTAGTAGTAAGATATCCTCGCTCTGGAGTTTTTCCTTGGATTACTGAGCGGGACCTTCTATTTAATATTTATCCTGATATCGATTACCATGTAGCTGTCCAATGGGACGCAGAAGCACAAAGGCTCAAGACTTGGGTGGATGGTTCATTAAGGCTAGCCTTTGAAACTCCTGACTTAGATAGCTTTAAGTACATCGATCTTGAGAGCCTCTTCATAGGTCGAAACATGAGAGGGTATATTGCTGATTTCAATATAACGTTAACTACTGAGTACAATGAAGACTATGTCGAGCGACTCGCTTACTCAAAGGATTTCAATCCTCCCGGTCACTGGGGCAGAAAACTAGTAGAAGGACCCAAGGCGTCGTTAAAAACATTAGGGTTAACTAGAACGGGCCTCTTTAGCTGGATTTCACAGGAACAGCCATATGCTTGGACTACTGCATTTGGCCGAAATCAATTTGATACAGTTAGTCAGTCTTTAGATATAAACTACGGGAGCCTTCTCTCTGGTAATATTTTGAGTTGGAACGCTGCTGAAGGGAAATTATCTTCAACCAAGTCGATACTAGCAGGAGATGATTCTGTTTCTAAGAATCCAGGAGATCTCGCCGGCACGGCATTTAATTCAGTAATAGATGCTGCTTATTATAAGATTGGCCAAGGAACTCAAACAGGCAACATTAAGCCTATGGATTATCACAGGAAAGGAGATTTTCCTTACAATGATGCCGGAAGCAACTATTTTTGGGGGGGAGAATTAAGTTTTAAAGCCCCGGTCAATTTAGCAGGCCTCCCAAGCGTGGTTTCCCTTCCATCAGGAAAAGCTTGGCAGATTCCTCACGATAGAAAATACAGCGATTTATTTGAGAATCAGACTAGCTCTTATTTAAGTCTAAACAGAGAGAGGGACACTGAAATTGAGGATTGGAGACAGGGGTTACCCTCTGAACAAAACTCTTTCCTTTCTTGGGGCTTTAGATTTAAGCTAAACGAAGCGATAAGTGATTATGGATCGACGACAATCGCCCAGGGTGGTGATGTTTCATTAAGAGTAGAAGGAGGTTTCTTCACAATAGATGTTAGCCTCCGGATTAGCTCTGGATACTTTCCTGACGGGTTTACATTAACTAATGAATGGATATATGAAAACGGGTTCTTTGAAAATGCAACAATAACTCTTCCGGGCGAAAATGTTGTTGCTGATCGTGATTATGAAATCTCGATCTTAGCAGACTCGATAGAAGGGAAGTTCAGCGTGTACTTAAATGGCAGGCGTCAATACATAATTGTACAGGCCCCATTTCCTTCTCCGGGATCCACATCAACTTCAGTTGAAGTGTTTTCCCAAGAGAGTAATGCAGGATTGCCTCAATACCTTGCTATCGGAAATTATTCTAGAGACATTGATCATGCTCTATCGCCTACTTTATTTTCCGGCGGAACTGCTTGCCTTTACGGTGCTTTTTTTAGTTTTGATCGCAGAGAAGACTTTAAGCATCAGCGCTACTATGATTTCAGTGCTTTCTATGATGCCAGGATTAGTCAGCCCGGGGTATCTTTATTCACCGGAGCTAGATCTCAAAGTCCGGGATTTTCTGACTATTTTAGTTTAAACTATCTTTTCGATAATATTGCTGATCAATTCCTTCAGTCTTCAAGTGAGCTAACCAGAAAAAACGAACGATTATGTCAGCTTGACGGAGAGTGGATCGGTTCCAGTCAAAATCTTTATAAACGCAACTCTCCGTATTTTAGTACCAGAACTTCAGAATCCGCCTTCTTATATCAGAGTAAAGACTCAAATTTCGGTGCGTCCGGCTCTTTCAGGACTTTTTCCTCAGATTACTACATTGCTCAAGGCGTCAATAACTACAATGCTTTCCAAGATGTACTTGCGTACGATATAAGACTTGCTGATGGAGAAGTCTTGGTATACAATTCTGGATACTGGACAAACAGTTTAATTGATGATTTTTCTCCTATTCGTGTAAGCGACAAAGAACCAATGGGTGTACTCCAGGATGGTGACACTTTATACTGGAGTGTAGCAAGAAATGGATACATCAATGATCAGCCTCGCAGTTACATTCAATATGGATTAAAAGATATAACAAATGTTGAAATAGCTGGACGCTTAAAAAGCAATGATATGTTGATTTATAATTACCCTGAACGAAAATTCGAAAGCAAACCTGTTGATTATTTTAGCCGCATAAATAGTCTTCTTGATGTCAGTCTTACGGAAGGTATAGACGAAGGAGACGTTCTTTCATGGAATTCTAAAAGCAACTCTTTTTCTCCAGAAGACCCTGACCCTCAGATAATTACGCCGCATTCTCTCCTTGACGTCGATCTGCTTGCAGAGCCACGCTCTCCGGGATCGCATCTCAACCATTACAATTACCCCACTAGTGACGTAATAATTTTAGTCTGGGATGGAAGAAAGCAGCTCTGGGTAAAAGGAGAAACTTACGGTTATTCGTATTCAGGGTCTTATACAAACAGAATCGTTGAAGGAGAGCATCAGACTCATGGTCTCCGCGACTTTTACATTCGGCGCCATGCTAACAGGATGTTAGGGATAAGTGAACGATGGTATAAAGGACCGTGGGACGCTCAAAAAGGTGCTTGGTATGACGAAAGTGGAGATATTCCTATTGACTATGTAAATTCAGCTCAGCCTTGTTCTAACTCTCAAAGAGGAGATGGCGGCGACTTTAATTATGCAGAGACGAGTACTGGAATGGCTTTAGGTATATTGGGTGGAGGCGACTTTGAGAACGGAGTAGAAGATCCTCCTGTCGAAATGATTATAGGTCAAGATGGTGGGGAATTTGTCGAAGCGATCGAACCTGTTGGGCTACCGCCAAGAAACAACGATCCTGTGTTTAGCAATACAGCTTATATCCTCGACTTCGAGGGAGACCATCCGTTTAAGAATAAATCTCTCAGAGGTAGCATTACGCCTGGTGGTATTAGAGGCAACGCAACGTTAGTATCGAGCGGAGGCGCCTTTGACGGAAGGCATGTAAAGATTACTGACTGGGTGAGCAGCGAAGAACATGAAGAAGACGATAGTTGCGTATTCTTTTACCCTGAGGGCTACTTTGATGTAACAGAATATAACTGGAGTATTAGTTTTTACTTTAAGACCGAAGAAACTGCAGAAAATCGTAATGAATATCTGTTCTCCCAGGGTGATTTATTTATCGGTCAAAATCAGATTCCAAAACCGACGCATCTTGTCCTTGAGCATAGATTTTTAGAAAACGGGGACACAAGCTCAAGCTTGAAATTTCGTTGGCACGACAGCCGCAATGAAGACTATTACAGCAGCCCCTGGGAATTCGAAATGCAGATTTCAGATAATACTATAAACTATGGCGAATGGGAACATTTTGTCATTGCGTATGATGCAGAAGCTAGCCTTTTGTCGGCTTTTTACGCAGGAAGCCGGATAAGTCACCTCGATTTAAATTCTTTGGAGGGCATGATTAGTGATGGGATGGGAGAAGGAATTTGGAGTGGCATGTATGTAAATACACATTATCAACAAGGGTTCTGCCTCGGAGGAAGGAATGCAGTAAATGCTACATTTGCTGGAATCGGGCCACTGATTGGAGCTGTAGACGATTTCAAGCTGACTACACTTAGCTGTGAATATGATCCAGCTCTTGAGTCTATCCCTGTTCCAGGATCGCTAGTTCTAGAAGAGTTTCCTCCTACTTTTGACTACGAAACGCTTTTACCATTAAATCCAAGAATTGTTAGTATTTTAGGATTCACGGGAATGCCTGAAGCATATCCCTACGCAGACTCGTTATGGGACGTTACTTATGACAGCGTCGGTTTTGTCTGGGGAGATCACTCTAGCTTCGTTGACGTAGCGGAAGGAGATACGCGCCTAGAACCTGTTCGGCTTCCTGTTTTCACAAGGCCTGAGGCCCCTCTCAGGAGAGACGTAAGCGTAAATTACGAGGCAGACCCCAAAATAGCTTCCATGACAACAGCTTCCATGATACATGGATTAGCCACAATTAATAACCAGAGTGACTATCAATTAAGCATTGAAACGGAACGAATGGGAGGTCAAGGCCTTTTGACGCGCTTGACTGATGATTTGGCGATGAATTACGAAGATTTTACTTTTGAAGCTATCTACACAAGGAACCCACCGAGAGAAACCGCTACCATTCGTAATACTCCTATAGAGACTTTTAACATAAAGAAAGGTATGGCTCTTGTCGTTGTTGCAGCAGAGGAAGACTTGTCCGATCCTACTGCCGGCGACTCTTGGGGAATTAGACTACTAACCTCTGTTGAAAAAAGGTCGGAGCTAGTGGCGCATGAAGTGTATCCCGAAGGCGTTCGTTTTGAATGGTGGACCCAAGACAACGAATATCATCATCTTGATTTTCTTTATGGCCCAGATGCTCTTGACGGAACACCCAAAGATCGTCCTTATGATTTCTCTGTAAACGAAAATCAGGAACCGGGCGAAGATATGTATGTAGAGGACACTAGTTACAATCCATTACGATTGCAACCCGGGAATTACAATCATACTGTTATTCAACGTAGCCTTCGGAAGAGTTCCATAACAGTATTTCACAATAATTCAAGAAAGGAGCTATTCCATCCACGATTAGCAGAACCTTTCCGAGATATCTCAGCCTTACCTGATCCTCGAATAGGTATAGGGATAGACCCTCGCGTAACTTTTGAATCGACTAACGACTTTAGTGGTAGAATAGCTGCTACTCGCATGACGAGGGGAATTTGTCTTTACGGCTCAGAAGCTAGGTTCCCTGATAAACATTTTAGTCTTTAGGCAACCTAAACGGATTCGCAACAAGGTTAGTGCCTACGCCTACAAACAGAGTTCCTGTAAGAGTAGCGCGTGGTTACTTCTCTACTCTAAGTGCTTCCATCTCGGACTTGTATGAGGGGGAGATTGTATACGCTTTAGATCAGCAAGCTCTCTATGCTGTAGAAGCTCAGCAGTTAATCCCTGTAGCCGGCACCAGTATCACTAGCGTAAATGGTGCTACAGGTAGTGTCCTTCTTGGCATAGAAGAATTAGAGGATACCACTATAAATTCATTGCTTGACGGGGATACGCTCGTTTATTCTAACGGAGAATGGATTAATTCGCCTGCGACGGCTGGAGGCACTGTTCTCAGTATTGATTTAAATGGCAGTGGAGGTATTGAGACTTCAGGAGGGCCGGTCACCTCAAGTGGGGTAATCGAAGTATCCTTGAGCAGCACTGGCGTTACCGCAGGCGAGTATACTTTTCCTACTTTAACTGTTGACGAGAAAGGACGCATTACGGCTATCCTCTCTAACGCTGCTCCAGATCAAAGTCTGAATGATCTTAGTGATGTAAACTCTCCTTTGCCAGGTATAGGCGATGGGTTGATTTGGGATGGAGTTAACTGGGTCAATACTCCAGATGTTGGAGGTGGAGCTGAATCACTAGATGAATTAAGCGACGTAGATGTCACTACTCAACTTCCCACGGAAGGTCAGGTTCTTCTCTGGGATAACACGCAAGCGACCTGGAAACCAGGAACTGTCGAAATTCCCCCCTCGGCTTCTATTCCTCTCAATGAATTAGTAGACGTTGAGATCCCTAATCCAACTGATAAGGATTTAATTGGCTACAATTCTGACACCGGATTGTGGTCAAATGGGTCCTTGCAATCCATTCTCTTAGCAGACCCTTCTGAGCTTGAAAACGGAGACGGGCTAATTTGGGACGAATGGAATAGCTCTTGGTACTCCGGTGTGCCTGGAAGCGCAGGGAAAATTGAATATCAAACGTATACTACCACCCAAGAGCAGTCTCCACTTATTGGTGGTAGCTCCTTACTGATAGACGAACCTGCTTGGGAAGATCTAGGCTTTACTTTGTGTGAAGAATTTGACAATAGCACGCGTTGGGTTGAGGGAGTTCAACAGTTCGTTTTAGACCTTTCGTCAGTTGGGAGCGCCGATACTTTTGCGTTTCATGAGGTGGTGCCCTATGGAGGCCAGGTTGCAAATTGGAGACCTCTTTCTGCTGATGTTTTCATTACTATCAAAAGAGAAACTTTTGAAATTTTAGAGGAAAATAGAACAGTTAACACTACTGATCCTACTCCTACTGGAGATCCCTTTAGTTTCCCCGACGACGCCGACCCAAATATTGCATTTGAATGCAGCATCTTTCCTCAGGATGCAAAGGATTTGGATATGCTTGTCTATAGAGCAGGCGTAATTCCTTCCTATACAGACGATGTTGGCGAACGATGGACAATCTTCCGGAGAGAATTAATACAAAAAAATTATTTCTTTAATAACTGGGCAACTGAACTTTGGATCTCTAGTAAAGGCGCAGTTATTGTTAAACAAGGAAATCCTTCTTGGGAATATTCATGGGGAGCCAATACTGGTGGTCATGGCACTCTTCATAATTGGTACTTTGATCCAGTGCTTGGACCAAGCAATTACGGCGATGGGACCTGGGCGGACCTGCCAGTAAGTGGCAGCTACGTTGCCTTTGCTGGGCATCGTCTACTTAACCCAGAAAAAGAAGAGATATCCCTTGAGGATTTGAATGATGTAGATACCTTTGGAGTGCAGGTCAATCAATCATTGCATTGGTCTGGGACAGAATGGACCCCTAGTTTTATTAGTATCGATGAACTGTCTGATGTTGACACCACTACAAGCCCACCAGCGACAGGGCAAATGCTTCAATGGGACGGTAACAACTGGGTTCCCATAAATATTCCTATCTCTGGCGCGACTAGCCTTGACGAGCTTTCGGATGTAAGAACAACTGAGCCAACTCCTCAGGATACTAATGTTTTAGCCTATAACGATACAGAAAACCGATGGTTGCCAGCAAAACCTAGGGCTACCCCTGGAGCTCCTTTAAGCCTTTCTTCCCCTGGATTGCCGGGAGAGATGCGTTTTAACGATAATTATTTTTACATTTGTATTGGCTTAAACCACTGGAAGCAGGTTGGTCTTGTTGACCTTACAATTGATCCAAGCATTCAAGAAGTTGCCGATGGTGGTAACTGGGCTGACGGCTCAGGCGGAAGTGTTGACACCACTCTGGATGGAGGGGACTGGGGAGAAGGAACAACCAATGATGCACAAGGCGCTATTGTTGATGGCGGAATATTTGCTTCGACTATTGATGGCGGCAACTTTACAGATGGAACAAGTGGTGGGTATAATGTTTCATCTGACGGAGGTAACTTTACGACCGGAGCTCCTGGGGTTGACAGGACTAGTGATGGGGGCGTATTTACGCCATAAAGTTTAAGCTTAAAGTCTATATTATTACCAGTTAAGTCTCATGGGTATACTAGCTGGAGTTTCAGGAAAACAGTCTCATGCCAGTTCCAAGTCCCAGAAGCAAGTTGCTGCCAGCCCGTGGTAATTACTCGGACTTGGAGCAAAACGTCGGCGATCTTCTAGATGGCGAGATTTGCTATGCTATTGACCAAGACCAGTACTATCAGAAAGAAGGCGCAGGGCTTGTTGCTGTAGGCGCGACCAAGGCGCAAGGAGCTTTGGCTGACTCGGCTTTACAAGATGCCCCTTCTAATGGCTATCAATACGCTCGCCAAGACGGCTCTTGGTCAATTGTAACTGGAGGAGGAAGTGGCGGAGGAAGTTCTGCTTATCCGGAAACAACCTTCACTATTGATGCCGATTCCACCCCTAACTATTTATTTTCAGGTGCTGGTTTTACGACTGCTACGGCGAATCCCGACTTGGTTTTGATTCGTGGACAAAAGTATTCTTTCGATAATACGAGTGGTGCTCATCCTTTCCAAATCCAAACATCTGACGGTAGTGCTTATGACGAAGGAGTTATCGACAACGATACCATCGGTCTGGTGCAGTTTACTGTCCCATTCGATGCTCCAGCCGAGTTAAGGTATCAGTGTACAGTTCATCCATCCTCGATGGTCGGTGCAATTGCCGTCTTAGATTCTGACTTGTCTTCTTTAGTTGATGTAGACCTTTCTGTCGCTCCTGCTAATGGCGAAGGACTGATTTACGATTCTACTTCAGGAAAATGGAAGCCGAAAGTTCCTGATCCGATCGCGGAGGAGACTTTCATTGAAGCTCAGTACATTGCAATCGCTCAGGACTTTGAGGATTCCGGCTCTCATTCAGGTGAGAAGAATGCTGATCTTTGGAATGGATCGGGAACCGAGCAAGACGGAGGTGAGATGCCGGTATCAGGTCCTGCCACTCAACCACCAGGCATGCACGGTACTAAATATATAGATTATACAGAATTTACGAACTACAGTTTCCCGGGTACCAATGATGAAGGTATGCAGGGGCCCTGGGTAGGCATTGGCAACCAAGCCGTGTACATCGAGTTTTGGTTTCGGCATGACCCCATCACGTCTTCCACACCGGTTGGTGATCAATTCGTATTTGGACAAGGTTCAGCTTCTCAAGCCGGTGACATCAACAATGGCCATGGAGGGCTTGTTATTAAGCACATCATAGACGTGGATCTTTCTACCACGACGGCACTTGACCCTACATTTAATCCTGACACAACGTATAGCGGGTTTGAGCCTGAATTTGGCTATATCTACACTAACACAAGTGCTCTTATCCTCCAAGACGGATTAGATAGTGATGGCTATTTCCTTGTTGGAACAAAGGAAATGAATATTGCGGATGGTGTCTGGCATCATGTTGTCTTCATGCAAGAACCCACCGCGGACCCTCAGCCAGGGGGTGCGGCAAGTGGAGTATATTCCTGCTTTATTGACGGAAAACTTCGAGACAGGTGGGATGCTAATCAAAATCCTGGCACCACCCCTGTTGATACCAACGCTGGGGATTGGGACACTTATTATTTTGGCTGCCTGAAGGATGGAACAGGCCACATGAGGGCCGCTATTGATAACTTTGTCGTTTACGGCACAACAGAAAAGTTTCCCTATCCTGCAGGAGTCGATTCTGTAGAGGTTTACAAGGGGCCAGTAAATGTAGATCGTACATTCAAGATTCAGACAAAAGGTTCTCCTTCATCGTCCTTGAGTGATTTCTCTTCATTACAACCAAAAATAGGCGAAGCCCCTGTATTTGATCAGTTTGGCAGCTACACACCTACTCCCGTACTTTCCATTCACGCTGTGTCTAATACAGCAAATGCCGGCGAAGGAACTAGCGGTACGCCATTCCCTGCAGATCGCGAAGATCTCATTTATTCGGATACAGAAGACGGTCGATACAGGTACCCGCTAGCTGTAGGCACCTGCTTGATTGATGCCGCAAACAACACCTTATTTATCTGGTCAGGTCCTTACGACGAAGCGGGATACAGCGCCACTACTGGAGGATGGAAAAAGATTGCTCTATTGGATATTTAACTAGAGTTATTAGCCCCTACTGGGGCTTAAAAATTGAGTGGGTATCCTAAGCCAGATTTTGCAAGCGCTAGAAAAATGCCAGCTCCTTCGAATCGGATTCCAGTTAGACCGGCTCGCGGAAGTCGCACAGTTCTCACTGACTCTTTAGACAGTATTCAGGAAGGTGAAATTGTATATGCTCGAGACGAGGACTCGCTATTTATAAAAGAAAACGGACAGTTGGTTAACGTCGCCATAGGAATAGGCCTTGACGCTCAAAAAATCAGCGCAGAAATCACTTGGACTATCGCAACTTCCGCAGCTGAAGATGCCTATCTTTTTAGTGGTCAGGGCTTTGCTTCTCAGATAGAAAATCCTACTATATATGTAATTAGAGGGCAGAAGTATGCCTTTGATCATCAGCTCGGCACAGATCCCTTTCAGATTACTACACCAGATGGAACGCCTTATACCGTAGGTCAAACAAATACTCCAGCTGACGGATCAATCCTAAGATGGGAGGTCTCAATGCAAGCCCCCAAAATCCTGAGATACGTCTCAACAGAGGATAGCAATAAGAGTGGAGAAATTATCGCTATTTCTGATAGCTTTTCTTTAGGTCTTGAAGATCTCACAAATGTAGGCGACGCCGTTCCCGCGGACGGGCAAGTTATGATCTACAGTTCGTCTCAAGGGTTATGGCAGGCTGCTGATTTGGCCACTGGTGGTGTCACTTCCTTGAATGGATTAACGGATGTAGACACTTCATCGGCACTTGAAAGTGATGTATTGAAATTTAACGGAACATATTGGGAAGCTTTGCCGGAAGCTACGGATGTAGGGACCCCAGGCCGTAAAGTCACAATGAGTATAGACAGCACTCGTCGTGGACAGATGTTGGGGACCGAATTTATTTTGGACTCGACAGCCGACTGGGAAGGTATGGGCTTTACGGTTCTTTCTACTGACAACAATGAAACAGACTCTTGGGTCTACTTCCAGTTTGACAGCTTCGATTTAAATAAGTGGGTTCCTCTGGGAAGAAATGACTCAATTCCGTATAACAGTGATGGAGAGGATAGTCCAACATTCGCATTTGACGGAAGTGGCCGTCTTGTTTCTTGGACCAACTCGCCATTCGACGTCAGCCCCATCGCATCTACAAAAAATTTATCAGCTCCCCAGAACTGTGCGTTCTGCTTTACGGCTTTCCTTGAATCATCCAATTGCACTGTCTACAGAGCTGGGTACAAAGGAGCCTTGGAGTACGAAGGCGCCACTTGGAGTGTCTTGCGTGTTGAATATGCTAAATTTGACACTTTACTAGCAGTAGAATATTGGCTGGGCCACGACGGAGACGTCAAAATGTTGTATGGTCGGCCTGATGGAAGTTTTAATCTAAATGTTGATACTAACGGCAACGGCTTTACTTTTGGTGGTCGAACTAACGACCCAACACTAGGAAATGCTAATTATAATCTTCCTGGTTTGACTCAAGATGCAGGCTATGGAATTGAGTTATGGTATAACGGTAGTGGCTACAACATTGACGACCTATCCAACGTAAGTCATTCTGGTGATTCCCCTCCTACTGATAACTTTCCTTTAGTGTGGTCCAACGGGTCTTGGGGCCCAGGAAGCATCGTCAGAGAAGGCTCTCAGGCGTCTACTTCCGGGGGAGAAGTAGGCATTTTTGCTGTTGATTCAGTCTATCTTTACGTCTGTGTCGGAAAGAATGACTGGAAAAGAATAGCATTGGAAACCTTCGTCTGATTCAAGCAAAAAAAATGGCCAACTCTTCTGAAGAATCATATGCGGAGCAATTCCGCTCATCAGGCAAATTGCCAAAAGGGCCAGTTTCACCTTGGCCTCGTGGTCGCGAAATTCGAACTTTAAACTCTTACGTTAACAAGGCCGATGTGAGAAACGAGAACGAAATCAAGCCAACTCTTAAGGAAATGGCTGCAGGCATGCTGAGAACAGGAGGGCAGGCTCTTCATCATGGAAAATGTTCTACAGAAGTCAGGACCGAGAGGATGGAAACGTGTATGAGTTGCGAACATTTTCTTCCTGCCGAACAAAGATGCAGTCTATGTGGTTGCTATATGAAGGCTAAGACCTGGGTCGGCGGCGACCCTAAAAGATTGTGCCCAGCTAAAAAGTGGCTTAGGTAACATATCGACATAACATTCGTCCGACGAGATGTCGGTCTTTTATATGCCAGAAGAGAATCTTTCAGCTGTAGAGAATACGGCCTCTGATGTCTCGCCAGCTGAGCCCGCTCCACAGAGAGATGATATGATGCCTCGTGCAGAGGCCGAGAATCTCCTCAAAGCGCTTAAAGCAGAGAGAGAAGCGCGTAAACAGTATGAGCGTGATCTAAAGGAGTCAAGAACTCAATTGGAGAAGTTCGCCGAGATCAACCCGGATGAATACCTTCAACTGCAAGAAGAAGCAGCGGAAGCAGCGAGACTCCAGGCTCAATGGGGCGAAGTGCGCGACGCAATGGAGTCAAAATACTCTACTCAAGCACAAGATGCTCTTCAGAGAGCTGAGGCTGCAGACAACCTGTTAGCCACATACAAGAAAAAGTACGCTCTTGAAAAGGTCTTCAATAGTGCTGGTGGTCGCATCGATTCTGTTGATGGTGTCTCTTTCTTTGATTTACTTTCAGAGCAAGTGGGGAATTCGTTCAGACAGGAGAGCAATGGCACTCTAACAGTTGTCGATTCGTCTGGTGATCCAGTGATGGACAAGGAGACTGGTTTGCGAATTACCCCTGAAGATCATATGGCTAGCTTCAAGCGCCATCCTGTATTTGGAACATTTTTCCAGGGAGTCAAAGGAGCAGGTGCTGGAATTGGCTATGGCGGCACTGATGCTAATGGAGCGACAATTGAAGATCTCTCTTCTTTAAGCAGTGAGGAAATGTTCCGTCGTGCTTTTGGCTCCTAAAGAATCAAAATAGCTGCTCCTTACTAGGAAAAACAAGCTAACATATAAAACCAAAATCAAATCGTTAGGTAGAATATAGTTAGCAGCCCTGTAGGGAAACTCTGAGACGGAGTGGACTGTAAGGGTGCGACTGCTGATTTTGTTGTGACAACAAACGACGCTCTAACACCCAATCTTTGTTCACTCTTTAATTATCATGGCATTTACGCTATTAGAAGCACAGAAACACGCCAAAACTCCTCAGGAATTGGCTGTAGTAACAGAACTGGCCGCCGGTCAGCTTATGTCCGTTCTTCCTTTCCGCAATATTGAAGGCAACGGCCTTTTCTGGAAGAGAGAAGAAAGCCTGCCTGACGTAGGCTTCCGCAATTACAATGGCTCTTTGGCCGAAAGCTATGCTGAGGTCTCTCAGCAATCTGAGAGCTTGAAGCTTTTTGGTGGCGACATCAAAGTAGACCGTGCCATTGTGGACCTTGAGGGCGCCGAGGCTAAAGCTTATCAAGTTCAATCTCGTGTCCGCGCTATGCGGATGGCTTGGGAGTCTCTCTTCATTAATGGCGATTCGAATCTCGCCCCTTCCGAATTTGACGGACTGGCGAAGCGCATCACCTCTGGCTCCTCTCAGTATTTTGAAAATGCTGGCAGCGCCGCTGCTCTTAGCCTTTCCAAGCTTGACGAGCTGATTGATAACGTTGACGCACAAGGTGGTCAGAAGTATCTCATCATGTCAAAGTCAACTCGTCGTCATCTGAGTGCTCATGCTCGCGCCAATGGCCAGATTGAGATTACTCGCAACGAGTTTGGTTATCAGCAGATGGCCTATTCTGGCGTTCCCGTTCTTGAATTGGACCGCGATAACAAGAACGTTGCGATTCTTGATAGCAATCCTGCCGATCAAGACGTGTATTGCGTTTCTTTCGGAGCAGATCACCTTACTGGAATCCAGAATGGTGGTGTAGGCGTACGTGAGCTAGGAGAAAGCCACGATCAACCACAATTGATCACTAGAGTTGAATGGTACTGCGGACTTGCCCTCATCAATGGACGCGCAGCCGCTCGCTTGACAAACGTTGACGCAACCGCATCCGTCTGATCAAGTCTATTCCGGACTCAGGGGGCTTTGCCCCCTTTTTTAATGCAATCGGGTATTTCAAAGGAAGACTAAATAGTATAAACGTCGCAGGAGGACGCAATGTCTACCACTCTGGCTACACGCGGTTTAAATATTCCCGCATACGACTATGTGTCCAATACCTATACAGGTGACAACTTAACACAAACTGTCTACCGTCGCAACGGATCTTCCGGGCCAATCGTTGCTACCTTAGACTACACTTATGACGGGAACAATAACGTCGTAACTATTACTAAAACCTAAGGACTAAATTATGCCATATTCATTTGATCCTTTAACAGGTTCTGTCAGTAAAAGCGGCAGTGGCCTGAGCAGTATTGGGGGAGCTATGACTAGCGCTATAATCCCTGATACTAACGATGCCTATGACATAGGTAGCGCTGAATACAAGATTCGCGATCTTTATGTCAGTGACACTACGATTTACACTGATAGCGGCACCTTGAGTGTTGGCACGGCTGGAGTACCTGGTTCCGGCGATACGATCGTCAACGGCTCCGAATTGAAGGCTATCCTTGCTGATTGCTCGGATTTTGCTGAATTCAAGGCCAGGATCGCAGCGGCAGCTTTCTGATCGGTAATATAGTATGTAACAGGTCTCGCTCTGGTAAGATCTTTACAATTCTCTATCTCTACATTCTAGGAGTTTAACATGGCCGCAAGAAGTACTGGTATTTTCCCAAGGGAGAATTTCAATCTTGACGCTGAACTGGAAATCACAACTTCCACTACAGCTGCCGCAGTAACACTGGCTAACGCCAAAACTATTCGCGTAATTGTCCTTGGCTTGTCAGGCGGTGACGCGACCGTAACCATTGGTGGCGAATCTCTGGTTATTGCCGAAGCTACAGATCTAGACAAGAATGGCGTGGGTATCGCTCATGTCCGTGGTGCGCTTTGTGACGCTGACAACAACGTGTCTTATGCCTTGAGCGCTGGAACCGTAGGCGGTGTCTTTTATGAGCTCGTCGACGGCCCTAGCCGAGGCTGATTAGCTTAAACAAGTGAATACAAGAAGCCCCCCTTTAGGGGCTTTTTTTATACTATCGGCATCCTAGCTGGAGACAGAAATACTATGATCCTATCATCCACTGACATTGTACGCATTCTAAAGGGAAGCGCGATTATCAGTGGATCTGCGCGGATCACTATAGTCGAGAAAAAACCTATTTTCAGTGGGGCAGAAGGGCTTTTTCTTTATGTGGAAGAGTTCCCCGCCTTAGAAGAGTTTGAAGCAACCTGGAAGATTTGGATAGAATCAGACGGAAGCGAGTTAGATGATTTAGTTATCAAAGAGATGGGAGAGTTGCTCCCTAACTTTAGGGTAAAGCCAGGACTTATACTAGAGGCTTGCGTAACCGATTTTAGATCTAATGAGACTGTTGCTAGGCCATTGCCTTCGACCGATCTCGTCTCGATACCTGAATCAGTGTGGACTGAAAAATCTGAGCAGCGTTTTGCTGAATTGGCCCAAGACATTCAAGACAGGATGTTGCTCGTCAATTCAGGTAGGGCTGGATCCAACGGAGCTGATGGTAAGGATGGAGTGCCGGGTCCCCCCGGGGCTGCTGGCCGTGATGGCAAGGATCTACTTGCCAGTAATGCCGTTCTCGATAATCTCAAAGATGTTAAGATTGCGGACAGAATACCGCTCAAGAAAAGCCAAGTACTTACATACGACGGTTCTCAATGGACTAACTTATATATCCCTCAATTAACCTCTTCCTCCGGAGGTGGCGGGTCTTCTACCGTAGTCACTGGTGGGAGCGGCACAACGATTTCTTGGATCGAGCACGGCGAGACAGGAGAACCTCATGATCGCAAATTCCATGTAAACAATACCGACATAGCGCTGGTCACTCAGTTTCATGTTAGCAAAGCGAATGAAGCTGGAAATGACGTCGAATTACTCCTCGAAGCGATACTACCTATAAGTGGGCAAATTTACTTAACGCAAGCTAGTGATTCCTCTCAGGCCCATTTATTCTCAATTACTAGCTATTCTGAGACCACCGATGGTTTTCTTCTCGTTGTCGCTCATGTCGAAACTCCCGGGCCTGAAACGCAGTTAGCAGAAAATCAAGCGTATAACTTTCTTTTTCTTTCCTCTTCAAGCGTATCAGGAGGTATCCCCGAAGCCCCTCAAGACGGTGGTTATTATGTTCGGAGAAATGGGGCATGGGTTAATCTTAGTGTCGCGCTGGGCGCATTTGACAACCGCGACTTCGATGGAGGTGACCTGGCCGCCGGTACATCTGACTCGATTGATAATGCACCATTGGATGGCGGAAACTTTACGACCTAAGGAATACTAATGAGATCAACGGAGTAGTCATGCCAGTCCCTTCACCCAGGAATGCAGTAAAACCGGCAAGGGGCAATTACAGTGACCTGCTGACTAATGTTTCGTCTTTAAAAGATGGAGAGATTTGTTACGCAGTCGATCAGGATCAACTATATGTAAACGAAAGTGGAACACTCGTTCCGGCTGGTGTCACCGTAGGAGGCGTTCAAACTGTTACTGGCAATAAAACCTTTTCGGGCGATGTAGACTTAACTGGAACTTTCAAGATAGATTCTACAGCTGTTACTGCTACAGCTTCTGAGTTGAACTATACTGGTGACCTCGGAACTTTTACGGGTTCTACTATCGCTGATAATTCTGATGTAAAAGTTGCTTTACAGTCGATAGAAACAGCGGTCGAAAGTGGTGGTGGTGGTAGTGGTGGTGGATCTTTGACCGCCGACGATGCCGGGACAGCTAACTATTCGTCTGGGACAATTAATATACTAGGCGACACTGGCCTGAGTACTACAGCTAGCGGCAATACCCTAAATATTGACCTTGATGACACGGCTGTTACGGCGGCTCCTTATGGAGCGGCTGGAGCGGTTGCGACTTTCACCGTAGATGCCCAGGGGCGATTAACTGCTGCTTCTGATACTGCAATCAGTGTTACGCACGATCAAGTCTCCGACTTTGACTCCGGGGTTCAGGATAATCGGCTAGATCAGATGGCAGCCCCTACGGGCGCTGTAGGCATGAACGGTCAAAAAATAACTGGCTTAGCGGATCCGACATCTGATCAAGATGCGGCGACGAAGTCCTACGCAGATGCCCTTGTTTCAGGGCTTGATATCAAGAAATCAACAAGGGTTGCTACTACAACTAATATTGCATTAAGCAACACTCAGACTGTTGATAACATATCTTTGGTTGCTGGTGATAGAGTTTTAGTTAAGGATCAGACAGACGAGTCTGAAAATGGTATTTATGACGTAGTTTCAGCAGGAAATTGGACTCGTTCTTCTGATGCAGACAATACTCCTTCGGGAGAAGTGACGTCCGGCATGTTTACATTCGTAGAAGACGGCGACACTAGCGCTGGAATTGGCTATGTGTTGGTCACGCCTGATCCTATAATCCTTGGAACAACCGACCTCGCTTTTACTCAGTTCTCTGAGATTGGTGCCGTAACGGCAGGAAACGGCCTTACTAAAACAGGCCAAACCTTAGATGTAGGCACTGCTGACAGTGGGCGAATCGTAGTCAATGCTGACAATATAGATCTTGCGGTTAGCGGCGTAAATTCTGGAACCTATAACGGCCTCACCGTTGATACCTATGGTCGAACCACTGGCTTCTCTCAGCCCACTACGCTTGCTGGATACAGCATCACAGATGCTCAGAGCCTGGACGCTACCTTAACCGCACTGGCTGGAGTGACTGTAGCGGCAGATGAGCTAATTTACGCTACAGGCGAAGACGCTTTCTCGACTACTAGCCTGACCACTTTTGGTCGTAGTCTGTTAGACGACGCAACTGCTTCTGATGCTCGTACTACCCTAGGGCTAGGAAGTATTGCGACCCAGGAGGCCTCTGACGTAGCAATTACCGGAGGATCAATTGACAACATTACAATAGATGGTGGAACTTATTGATTAGGAAGACTAGCGGGATCGCCTAGATAGGCACGACAGGATCGCCACATGGCAAACACCGTTAAGTTGAAGCGTTCAGCAGTACAAGGCAACGCTCCGTCTACAACAGATTTAGCGCTAGGAGAGCTTGGCCTGAATACCTATGACGGTAAGCTTTTCATGAAGAAAGACGATGGCACAGAGGCCATTGTGGAGATTGGAGCTGGTGGCACAGAACTGGCTTCGGACACTTCGCCTCAGCTAGGAGGTGACTTGGACATGAATTCCAATTTTATCTCCAGTGGTATTCTTGGTGTCAAAAACGAGGGGACTCAGTCAGAAATTCGCCTCTATTGTGAATCAAGCAATGCACATTATGCTGCTATCAAAGCTCCTCTTCATAGCAACTTTAGTGGCGATATTACCTTTACGATGCCTGCAACGGATGGCAGTGCAAATCAAGTCCTCAAGACTGACGGTAGCGGAAACCTTGGTTGGGTAAGTCAAAGTGGTGGTGGTGGGGGTGGTGCTGCTAGCTCTGTTAGCAATGACACTGGACATCTTTATATCGTTAATGCCACTGGAAACGACGACAGTAATATTTATATTCAGGCGGTGTCTGGTGAAAACTCTATTGTTTGTCTTGATGATAGTTCTGTAAGGCTTTATTATGATAATGCTTTAAAACTAGAGACAACTTCTACTGGTTTTAGTGTTACAGGAACAGCATTGGGAAATTTCAAAGTAAATGATGACAATTTTCTAACAGCAGGAACTGGAAATGATTTCCAAATTTATCATGATGGCATTGGAACTTATCTAGATAATAATACAGGAAATGTTTATATTAGAAACAATGTAGACGACGTGGATGGTGGCAATATTTATATTCAAGCTAAGTCGGGTGAAAATTCTATTTCTTGTTTTGACAACGGTAGCGTAAGGCTTTATCATGATAATGGTTTAAAATTAGAAACGACATCGTCTGGGTTTAATGTCACGGGAACTGGGGTAGGAAACTTTAAGGCAGATGATAATGAGTTTCTAACAGCAGGAACTGGTGACGATCTCCAGATCTATCATGATGGCATTGGAACTTATCTAGATAATAATACAGGACATATTTACATTAGAAACAATGTAGACGACAGCGATGGCGGTAATATTTACATCCAGGCATTGTCTGGCGAGAATTCTATTACTTGTTTTGACAATGGTTCTGTAAGGCTTTATTATGATAATGCTTTGAAATTAGAAACAACGTCGTCTGGAGTTAATATTCCAGGAACCTTAACTGTTGGCGTTCTTAATTTTCCAGATGGTAATGAGTTAACTTTTGGGGCTAGTAATGATTTTCAGATTTACCATGATGGTGGAACAGGAACCGAGACCAATGATACTTTCCTGGATAACAATACAGGTGACCTTTGGATTAGAAATAATGTAGACGACGTGGATGGTGGCAATATTTATATTCAGGCCAAAGCTGGTGAATACTCTATTGCTTGTTACGATGATAGTTCTGTAAGGCTTTATTATGATGGTCTTTCAAAACTAGAGACAACATCGTCTGGATTCAATGTTGCAGGAACCGGTGTTGGCAATTTCAAGGCAGATGACAACGAATTTTTAACAGCAGGAACCGGGGATGATTTTCAAATCTATCATGATGGAACTGATACTTTCTTAGATAATGACACAGGTCGACTTTACATTAGAAACAACGTGGCAACAGATGTAGGTGGAGATATTAGTATTCAAGCTAAATCTGGTGAAAACTCTATATTCTGTTCAGATGATGGCGCTGTAAGTCTTTATTACGATGCCTCTTTAAAACTTCAAACATCATCTAGTGGTTTTAATGTTACAGGAACTGGTGTTGGTAATTTTAAAGCAGATGATAATGAATTTTTAACCGCAGGAACTGGTGATGACTTTCAGATTTATCACAATGAGACTAACACTTTCTTAGATAATGATACAGGACATATTTACATTAGAAACAACGTAGCAGCAGATGTAGGTGGTAATATTTACATCCAGGCTAAGTCCGGTGAAAACTCTATTTCTTGTTTTGACGACGCTGGAGTAACTCTTTATTATGATAATGCTACAAAATTAGCGACAACTTCTGATGGAGTTACTGTTACTGGAAATCTTGATATGTCTGGTGACAATCAAAAGATATTACTTGGAACTGATAATGACTTTGAAGCCTATCACGATGGGACCAATACCTACTTAGACAATGATACCGGTGATCTTTTTATCAGGAACAACGTTGCTGCAGATGTAAGCGGAGATATTCATATTCAAGCTAAGTCTGGTGAAGAGAGTATTGTTTGTAATGATGATAGTAGTGTACAACTTTATAACAATAATGTTCTAAGGTTAAATACGTCAACAAGTGGAGTTACTGTTGCTGGAACAGTAAGTGCTACTGGGTTAGACCTTTCTGGGATGTTGTCTGAGGGGGCTAATATAACTGCAGGAAAGTTAAGTGCTAATACTAACATTGATCTTGAGAATGGAATGGTTCATTTGTTCACTACGACAGAAACTGCAACCTCAACACCAAATATAAGATTTAGTTCTAGTTCTTCTCTTAATAGTAGTATGGCGATCGGCGATGCAGTTACTGTTGCCTTGATATCAAAAACAGCGGCTGCAGGGTACTCTGCTCAATTGCAAATTGATGGTACCAGCGTAACTGAAGAATGGTTAGGTGGATCTGCTCCAAGTACTGGTGGATCAGGTGGGTATGATGTTTATACATATAATATAATCAAAACAGCCGATGCAACTTTCCTTGTATTGGCAAACTTAGTAAACTTTGCTTAGAGGTAACCATGTCACCACCGCTTACAATGCTAGGGATGTCTGGCCCCGTCAGTACGCTCTCTTCCGCAGTAGCCGAAGCAGGAGGGACTGGAACAGCTCAGGTCAGTTTTAAATATCACATGTACGGTGCCGACATGGGTACTGTTTACCTCTACTGGGAAAGCGGTAGTACATATACATTGCTTTGGTCGAAGGCCGGTCAACAGCATACGGGGCACACTTACCCCTGGACCGTAGGAAATAGCAGCACTACCTTAAACGGAAAGGCGGGAGAAACGGGAAAACTTGTTTTGGTCTATTTTAAGGGTGCGAATAAAGGGTATAGAGGTGATGCAGCTTTTTGCGAAATCGAGCTATCAAGAAGCACTGGTTCCACGGTTGGCCTTAGTGGCGCTCCTCTTTGGAAAACCACTGCTTCGAATTCATCGGTATCGAGCTTGACTTCCGCTAGATCCAGGAGTGCCACAAGTACAGTCTCAGCTAACTCCAATAGTACTTGGTCTTATGATGCCGGCGGACCTACTCCAAGTGCTAACACTGGACCAGATAAACATCACAACAATCTTGATTACTGGGATTACATTTATTTTGAAGCCTCAGGCACCACGAGTAGTGCTGATAGGTACTATACGATGAGAACTGCGAACTCTTACACTCTTTAGGAATATGTCATTCGATACTCTATTCAACCTAAATCATCAGCTGGGTGATGAAAACCCACAAGATGATTTTGAAGTCATTCAGTCAATGACAAAAGAAGAATCGCTTGCCTATATTGATGCAGAAGGAACAATCACAACAGAGGAGATCCTTGCTCTAGCGGATCAATTGAGGTAATACGGAAAAGCTACTTCGGAATCCTAAGAAGCGATTGAATCAGCTCTTTCTTCTACTAAGTATCATGGCACATTTAAAGAAACTTCCTACATACTTTGTCAAAGGCGATCAGCGTAGGTCCGCTTATTTTACAGTTCAGGCCTCCGAGCTTTTAGCAAAAGGGTTCGTCGAAGAAGGCGAGAAAGCTGCTACAGCGAAACCTATTGAAAGACAGCCTGAAATTATTGTCGAAGCAGGCTCTACAGCTTACGACACAACTGACGCTCTTCAGGAGCCCCAGTCGGACGGCGAAACACTGGAAGAAATGACCAAAGCAGAACTATTGGATTGGGCTTTAGATAACGGAGAAGATTTAAAAAATAACCAACCAAAATCTGAAATCTTTGCTAGATGTAAGGAGATCGAAAATAATCAGTAAGTTTTATTAAAAATACAGCAAAGGAAAAAAATGAGCCACTTCTCTATTGAGCACAGCATTGGACCTCGATATATTGATGGAGTTAACATCGATGCAGACGTTAATGCTACCGTCGATATTAAGGTAACAGAGCTGGAGGTATCGGCTGCTGTGACAGGTTTATTCGGGAAGGGATACGAACCAGGTCAGAAAAATAAAGACGGAGGAGACCTATGATTTCCGCTACCTGTCATGAATCAAAATGCAAAAAGATACAAAAGGAGGTCCGAGCGCAACTCCTGATTTTTGCAACAGTGAATTACTTATTAGGCTTTGGAACATTTTTTCTCTTGTTTTACAGTGAGCCGCATCCTTCTTCTGATCTTTTCAAAAACGGGGCAATCCATCCTGTTCTCTTAGTCAAAAGCAAATGAGCAAGATTACTCTTATTGTTTTTTCAAGGTAAACTAGTAGTGTAATGACTTTTTTGCTGATGCCTGAGTACGTCCTTAGCGCTATGATAGCTGGGCTTCTTGGCTGGGGCGGATTTACCTGGAGAAAAGCTGAATCTGCAATCCTGGAGGCTCGGTCTGCGACAGATAAAACTGACAGACTTGAACTAAAGGTTGCTGAAAACTACCTAACAAAAAAAGAGTTTGAGCACTCTATGGATCGTTTATTCAAAACACTCGCAAGATTCGAAGAGAAGCTCGACTATCATGTATACGAGCAGGATCAAACCATTAATCGTCTGCGTTCTCAGCTTTCTAAGAATAACGACGGAAACCTATTTTGAATTGCTTCGCGTAACTTTCCTATGGCTGCAAAGAAAAGGAAAACAGCGGACTTTTATAAGTCCAACCCAGAGTCATACAAGAAAAAGCTTGCCTATGACGCAAAGTATAACTCTTCATTATCTAAGAAAAAATATCGAGCTGAACTAGCTAAAGAGCGAAGAGCTCGCGGCATTATGGGAAAAGGAGGTCCTGATGTTTCTCATGCTAAAGGCGGTAAATTCAAGCTTGAAAATCCTTCAGCGAATCGCGCTCGAAATGGTCACGGCAAAAACAAACGATTAGCCGAAGGAGGGACTAGACGCAAGTCAAAGCCTGGATATAAGCCTCGGGGTAAAAAATAATGACTACTTCAAAGAAGACAAAGCCCGAACTGTGGTCCAGGAAAGTTTCTGCGGCTAAAAATAAATTTGGCAAATGGTCCGCTCGCGCTGCTCAGTGGGCCACCAAAGAGTATAAGAAGGCTGGAGGTAGATACAAAGGAGTCAAGTCTTCAGGTAATTCTTTAAGTAAATGGACGAAACAAAAATGGCGCACTCGCGATGGTAAACCTGCTAAAAGGAGTGGAGGCACAGCTCGTTATCTACCCGATAAAGCCTGGAAGGGTTTAAGTAAATCCGAAGCAAGAGCTACTGATGCCAAAAAGCGTCAAGGTGGTCGCAAAGGTAAGGGAACAGTCTCCAACACTCGGAAAGCTATGAAAGCCAGTAAACGCGCAAGGAACTAGTCTTATGCCTCTGATCAACGGTAAAGAGTTTCCCTACACTAAGAAGGGCAAAGCCGCAGCCAAGAAAGCCGCGGCAAAAAAAGCCACAGCTAAAAAGACTTCAACAAAGAAAGGGGGGAAATGATGGCTGGTAACAAAAAAGACTCTAGGCTTGCTAAGAATAACTTGTCTGGTTTCAATAAGCCGAAAAGAACTCCAGGCCATCCAAAAAAAAGTCACGTCGTTCTTGCAAAAGAAGGCAGCCGAATCAAGCTAATTCGTTTCGGAGAACAAGGAGCCAAGACAGCAGGCAAGCCAAAGAAAGGAGAATCTGCTAGGATGAAAGCTAAAAGAAAAAGCTTTAAAGCTCGTCATGGGAAAAATATAGCTAAAGGTAAAATGAGTGCAGCCTACTGGGCTAATAAATCTAAATGGTAACACTTCAAAAAGGAACACTATGCCGTTAACATCTATCACCTCAAAAGCTACCATGTACAACAGCAAAAAAGACGCTACCAAGGGAAGCACTGCAAAAAAAAGCACCGCTAAAGGCAAACGAGTCTTGAAAAACGCTCCAAAAAGAGGTTCCGCAAAAAAGCGTAGTCCTGAATTCTTGAAAGGTATAGAAGAACTTAAGAAGCGGGCTGCGAGTCTAAAAGCTAAGAGCAAGTGACAACTAGGCCTCCTTATCAGAAGCAAAGCATAGCATTTGTTCTACTTGGCGTTTTAATGGTATTTCACCTTGGTTTTTTGGGGCTTACGGCTAAATACTGCGGGAGCACCTTGGCTGATAAGGAGCCTTCAGAGCAATGCAGTCGCTCAACCGAAAGCTTTCAGAGGGCTTCGGAGACTTATGTAGCCATCCTTTTAGCCCTCATGGCTCCCACACCCGGCCAATAGCCATTCAAGCCCAAGGCCATCCCAGTTCGACGTCTCCTTTCCATAGCTCTGGGTCAACAGGGTTGACTGCTACAAATTCACGAAAAATTCGCTGCATTTCTTCTAGAGAAATCTCCAATTGATTTGCCATAAGCTTGACATTGCTTTGTCCCTTGAATAAGACCTGACATGCTTCAAGGTTCGTGATCTTCGGTAAGCTCATAGGTTAAACCCATCACTCCGCCGAGCGGAGTTTCTCCTTGTTCCTGTTCCCAGTATACTGGGCTGACCATTTCGACTGGCTTCGAATTCAACTCTTTGATCTGCCGATCAACCTCATTCATGGTTGATTGCGTACGGAACTCAACCCAAACGTCAAACCATCTATCATGGATTTTCCTCAGCCAGGTATTTGTTCGGTAAAGGCCCCGGTCCCAAAAGCGACGAATCACTTCTACCACTAGGGCCATCGTGACCTTTTCGAGGGTCATTCTTTTATTCATCTTTTTCTGGACTGCGAGGAAAGACTTCCCTCAGAACTTCGATAATCTCCTGAACCACTCCATTCCCTTTCAAGGGAGTGTAGGGAAGAATTTCAGAAAGAACAAGCAATAGCAATGCGGCAGCGGCTGTGAATTCCATGGCTTTACTCCGATGTACTCAATTATATTACCATCTAACACGATAAGATTGAATAGGCAGCCTACATCATTCTTTTCAGGGATTAGATGAAAACCTCCGACACAGGCCTTTCTCTTATAAAGGAATTCGAAGGACTTCGTTTAACTTCGTATTATTGTTCAAGTGAAGAATTGACTGTGGGATATGGCAAAACAGGGCCTGAGGTCTACGAGGGAATGACTATAACAAAATCTCAGGCTGAAACTTTTCTCCTCGAAGATGTTACTTATTTCGAAAAAGCTGTTAACGATCTGGTCGACGTCGACTTAACTCAAAACGAGTTTGATTCTCTGGTCTCATTTTCTTTCAACTGCGGAGTGTCTTCTTTGAAGGAGTCTACTTTGTTGCGTAGATTAAACGCTAATGAAGAAAAAAATTGCGTTTTTCGCGAGGAACTCCCTAAGTGGATTAATGGCAATGATGGACCCGTTCCTGGTTTAATAAGAAGAAGGGCTGCCGAATTGGAGCTAGCCATCACCGAACAAGGAGATCTTGACTCTACGTTTATTGAAAATGCTATAAAATACTATCAGGGGCTCAGCCATCAGACTAAAGCTTTTGTTGATTTATGGGAGGCGTCTTCAGAAGAGGACCGGAATGTTTTCGTCAAGACTTACCGTGATCAACCTAAAGGGAAGCCTGCCTTAATAGCGAAGCAGTCTAAAAAGCTTTTTCCTTTGGGTGTGCCCTATTTCTATCAGCATGACTCCGAGACAGCTAATGGTGGACGAATGTGCTTTACATCATCAATGGCGATGGCCCTGGACTATATTGACCCCGAAAAAATAGACGGAGATGATGACTGGTATTTGAGCATAGTATTATACTATGGAGATACAGTATCTAGTGAGGCACAAATCAAGGCAGCTAAATCGCTGGGTTTTGATGCTAAGTTTAAAATGGATGGAAGGGAAGAAGACCTTTGCGATTTGCTTGACAATGGAATTCCTGTTCCTATTGGCATCTTGCATCATAGTCATATTGACTCTGGCCCAAGCGGTGGAGGACATTGGATCTGTCTTATAGGTTACGATGAAACATATTTTTACGTGCATGATCCGGCGGGAGAACTTGACTTAATAAATGGAGGCTACAGTTCTTCTTTTTCTTCAGGCAAAAACTTGCGCTATACTAGGAAAAATTTAATGAAAAGATGGTTGATCTCCAATAATCACGACGGATGGTACGTTGATCTTTCTTATTTTAGGTAGCCTTTTTCGATTCTTTCATTTCCATGCAACAAGTCGTTTTAAGCTATCTACCTGGATACATGTGGTCGCACGGGACTCTTCTGTCTACGGGAGCAGCTATTCCGCCTACTCAACACATGGACAAGAAAACTGGGGATATTAAGTTCTACGTTCGTCCTTTGTTTCCTTGTGGCTCTAGCATTGGAATGTTCATTTCAAAAAAAGGAATCATCAGTGCTATTAAACGAGGGCAAGTCTAACTATTCTTCGTACTCTAGTCCTTCTATTGATTCGACAAGAGGTTTAAAGTACGAATGAACTGAGACCGAATCCCACTGACATTCTTCGATCAAGCGAACACCTACCATATTCAAGGCTTCTGAATGATCATCTGTCCAGCTATCATCTGCTTCTGCGCTTTCTTTGATTCGAATAGCTGCTTGCATTAAAGCTAGCTCTAGCTGAACCTTCAGATGTTCTGTTTCGGACTGCTCTTCCTTTACTCTGTTCCCATCTACTCGCTTCAGTAGCCACATGCATAGATGAGCATAAGTTACTTTATTGAAAGTAAAAACTTTTACAGTTAAGAAAATGAGCAGATTTGCGACAAAGTCAGTAACGCCTGCAAATGCAATACAGCTATGAGCTACAAGGTCATAAAGGTAGGTTTTCATTGTCTTGATCTTTCTATAATCAGTTTACCAGTTTGAAGGGCTGTCCGCTGTTTGATTAGTAAAATCCTGCTTGACAGAGCTGAACTTGTAATCCATAGACAGGATCGACTTGTCGACAAAAGTCTTCAGGCCTGTGATTTTATTACCACGCCACAATGCTTGTCGCCCCCTGGTCTTACAGTGCCAAAACTCAAGATTGCCGGTCCAATGACGATCGTCCCCACTTCCTTCCATTTCCTTTCTAACGATCCATACTGCATGACTAACATGAGACAAGGCATCAGTTCCTCTAATCTGATCCAACTTTGGAGTTTCTTTCTGGCTTAGAGAGTCCATTCCCACACGATTCATCTGAGCTAAAACTATTAAGTCAACTTCTAGCTCTTTAGCGGCATTCATTAATTTGTAAGCACGATCTTCAAGCATACCAGCTTCATTGCTAGGAGCGCCTTTATGGCGAGACAGTACGTGAAAATGATCTATTACAACGCAGCGAAGATCAGGGTTTTTTGCTTTCATAGATCGCATTGAATTGATAACTGAATCAACACAAGCCCCCCAAGGGTCTTCTATTAGTATCTTCCCCCCAGCTTCTTGGATGGCTGCAGCGGCCATCATTAGATTAGCGCTTACCTTCTCGCGATTACCTGAGGGTGAATCTATGTCACCGACTTCAGCCCAATGAGTATTTGGGTTGCATTGATGAGTGGCAGCGGACCAAAGACGTGCATAAATGGCTGCTTTGTCAAGCTCTGCAGAGATAAAGCCGACAGTTAGTCCCTCTTTTGCAAGGTTGACTGCAGCGAAAACGCCCAAAATAGTCTTTCCTACACCAGTACGAGCGGCCAAAGAGAAAAGGCGACCACCCGCTGACTGTCCAGGAACACGAACGCCTCCCTCCATGTCGATATCCATAGCAGTCATTCCGGTGCTGATAGGTTTAGCCTGCTCCCGAGCGTTCATTATCTGATCGATCAGTGAGACTCGGCCATCCTTAGGACTAACAAGGTCTTCTACTGCATCGACAGCATTCCCTTGACTCCCTACCGAGCCTCGAAGCATTCCCAGGCAGGTCATTAGCTCCTGTTGTTGGGCTTCAATAGCTTTTTCCAGCTTAGTATCCGATTTTATTGCCTGGCCTCCAATATGTTGAGCATCTTTAAATGTTGCTCGTGCTCTCGCTTGACGAAGGAGATCTATAGCAACAGCCCACTCCGACTCAGCATCCCCATAAGTACGCATCGTTTCGCGTTGACTTAAGTTGGCAACTGTCTGATTAAAACTTAAAGCTGAGATCGTCGGATTACGAGTAAATGACTCAATCAACGTTTGAGGATTTATTATTGATGCTCCGTCAGCAGTACCATTGTAAATCATGTCGATTTGAGTGCCAATAGCGCAAAAAGCCTCCGACGACCAAAGCTGTGTAGGGAGTTCTTGGCCATGTCCAATACCTACGCCACAACGGAGGTCTGCCCATAGCTCTCTTGCCTTTCCTGAAGGGCTAGTCAATATACGGCAAAGCACGATGGCTTCTTGATCTTGAGTATTGTCTTTCTCTGCCATCGTTGATGGTTGAATCTTCTCGATAATTCGACTAAGGCCTAAGACTGTTTCAACTTCGTCCTTTTGGCAGCCAACAATTCGTCCGTCTTCGGCCTCAAGTAGTCCAAGGTCAACAGCTTTCTGTATGTAGAAAGGGAAGGTCATATAAAAAATGTCAAGGGAGATAGTAAAGAGCTTTTTGGTTCATCTTCCCGGACCAAAAAACGGGTTTGCCGTCTGCATAATAAACGCGAGCCGTCGTCCTGTCAACTTTTTCAGATTTTCTTAGAATCGCCTGCTCTTTTTCTTGACCTTCATTCCAGTCAGAAACTTCATGAACTTCAATATTTTGAACGGGAAAGCCTTTAGCAGTGTACCAGTCCAGAAAATCTGCTTCTTTCCCAGCAAAAGCAGCACTTTTTGCTTCTTTAGTCTGTCCTTGCTTGTAGAGCTTTTCTACACTTTGGAACTTTTTATCTTCGATCTCTGCCGAATAGCCAAAGATGTTTGAAACTTTAAAAGTTTTAGAAGACCACCAGGTGTCAGCCTTCAAGCCGCGGCAAATAGCCTTAACGAAGTCTTCGTAACATTCTCGCCCAATCTTCAATCGTTTGGCTTGAATTTCTACGGCAATCCATGTAGCGGGATTCATAGCGCTGCGTTCTTCTACGTAGCTTTCAGGTTTAAAGCTGTTCCAAGTCTTAACAAAAACGGCCTTAGCTTCTTTTTCGTTGACTTGATTGACCCGACGAGGCTCAGCCTTCATCTCATCTGCGATTGTTTGCTCCTTCTTTTCAGCGACCTTCGGTAGCGTCTTCTTGGATATTGGTTCAGACGGAACAACCAAGTGAAGGTCGTCATCTCGCTTAATAAGTAGTCCAGCCTCTTTCAGATCCTTCATTACTCGAAAAAGAGCCGAGCGATTATAGCCTAGGGTCTCAGCTATCGTCTCTATATTTCTATAGCTTCGAGAGTACTCTCCATGATCCAAGCTAGCCAACCTAATCCACGCTCTTTCCATCGCTGGACTTAGATTCGCAGCAAAAACAGCATTTGGAACCCTTGTAAAGCTTTCGGAGGCACTGTCCAGTCGGACTACTCTCATAAAGGTCTAGGTTGAAGTCTTTTCACTCTAGCAGAAGAGTCTCAGAATTGCAACGCTTTTGTTGCAGTAACGAGAGTCCCAATAACGAGACTATTTTGGTGCTGTTTCTGGACTTTCTTAGTCGCAGTTTCAGGACTCCTCTTATATCTAATACTTAAAAAGATCCATTAAGCCTTTGGAACGAATTTCAAGAATCAAAAAAGACCAAGCTAGAGTGGCTTACGCTGAAGGAGGTAGAGCCATGGGGCGGCAAATTCTTTACGACCCATTAGCCGAAAGCCGACTCTGGAAAATGGTTGGCAGCTTGAAGCTGTGGCCTAGGTGGTACCTAAAAGCTTTCGCTCGACTCTATGCCGAAGAAAATCCTTCAGAATATGAACGAATCAGAAAGAGAAAATACCGTCAGCATAAAACGAAAGAGACGGGCCTCAAGAGGCTGAATGAAACCAGGGAACAAGCGATCCAGGACTTAGGTCAACCATCTCGCGATCAGTGAGCTGCTAGACTGAAAAGGCAAACCTCTAGAAGGAACCGAAATTGGCTGAATTCCCTAATCTCGCTGGAGTGGTCACAAAAGATCTTGTTGAGTCGATTGGGACAGGTAAGTATTCTGCCAGTTACGTCAACTGGTCAAGAACACATCAACTCCTGCGCCAACACGCTCCTGGCTGGTCCGTCGAAGTTAAAGAGCATAGTCCGACCGGCGAAATCTTATTCCGTGCCCCAGTGGGAGGTTATTTGCAGCTCAGAGTCAGCCATGTCGATGGCACTGTGGGTCCCTGGGTGCCACAAGCTGTTATGGATAATCGCAACAAAGATATCCCTATTGATAGGATTGGAGCTCGAGACATTACGGACACTCACAGGCGAGGCTCTTGCATGTGCCTGGCTTATTCTTTCGGCCTAGCAGGTGAGTTGTGGGCAAAAATGAAGCTCGAAGCCGGCTGGGGTCTCGACCAAGGAGAAACATCTGAACCTCTTAAGTCCTCAACCCAAGGACAACCAAAGTCGCAGCCTGCTCCTATCTCGAATCCTAGCGTCAGTCCAACCTGCACAGAGGAGTCCTTTCGCGAGGCCCTTCTCTCGAAGGGCGTCAATACAACCGCTATCGATGCATGCGTCGAAATCGTTATCAACAAGCTCAACGGAGATTTCGGACAAGGAATCCGTCAGGTCGGAACAAAGTCAACAGAAGAGCTTAACGAAAAATACGGATCCCAGCCAAAGACTTGGTGACATAGAAAGAGCTTGTCAATCGTTGGCCGGCTTTTTTCGTGGAACCATTATTTGAAGCCAAGAGCAGTATTTTGTGGTATTATTTATCTGTACCTTCGAAAGGAACCGCAATGGCTGACTCGTCCTCATCAGGCTCCATCGCCACCTGGCTCGATGGAGCTGGTCGTCGCAAAACTCGAAACAAAAGCGATACTTTGGAAATTTGCGCTAGAATGTCCAAGCTTAAGCCCGGGAGCAAGCTTTACGTTAAATATCTAAACAAAGCTTGTGAAATGAATCTTTTACTAGTAGCCAATGCCGTACGTCTTTTTATCCGCAAAAGATCGTCAGTGAATTGGCGCGACACCCATACAGAGGACCTTCTTCAACAAGGATATTTTGGGCTAAGACGCGCTGTCGAAAAATTCGATCCGAGCTTGGGATATGCTTTCAGTACTTACGCTATGCCGTGGATCCGACAAGCAATTAGCCGTTACCATAACAGCAAAGCTTCTATGATCTACATCCCAGAAGGCGTCTCTCAGCAGGTTTTTTATATTGCCAAGCACGGCAAGAAGAAGATAAACGGATCAGGATTGGCCACCAATGATCGTTTGCTAGATGCGGCTCGTTACGCTATGAGGCCTCTTTGTCTTGATGCTCCTTGTGATAGAAAAGAGAACTCACGGCCTTTGCACGAAACTGTTCCCTACGTTACCCCCGAGCCAACTTACACTGAAGAAGAACCAAACTGGGCTACTCAGATGCTTGGTGAGGCTATTGACACCGCAGGGTTGAGCGGCCTGGAAGCCAGCTTAATTCGTTCCTACGCCCACGCCGGTCGCATTTCTTCCGCGGCTCGTAGTTGTGGATTGTCAGAGCACAAGGCTAGGCCAATTATCCGAAATGCTGTCGAAAAGATTAAAGCTGCTCACCATTCGTGATACACTGGAACCAACCCAACCTTATTGAGGAAACGAAATGACATCAGTCTCCCTGGCAGGAAAAGTAACAGGGAAGGAAGAAGAGCCTCCCGTTACTGTTCGCGAATTTGGGAATGGAGGCAAAATCGCAAGGTTCTCTGTGCTTGACAATGAGTATTTTTACGTCAAACAGACAGATGACCGCAAGCTTCAATTCTATACTGTCGAGGTATCCGGAAAACAAGCTGAAATTGTAGCTGAGCGATTAGCCCGAGGAGATCAAGTTGGTGTTCATGGCCAGCTTATACAGCGAGACTGGAATGGCAAAACCTTTCTTGACGTTAAAAACGCTCGAATCACATTCCTTACACCTCGACCAGAAGCAGACGTAACGCCTGGTTCTGTTGCTGATGAAGATTCTGCTTTGTTTTGATAGGTAGCCTAGTCTGGCTACCCCTTATTTATCGTCTCCGCGACGCTTAATAAAAACTACATCCCTACTGGCAAAAACCAGTAGGTTTTTTTGTGCTAAAATAGTCATTCCAAGAGGTAGTACCATGAATCACAGCTTTAATTTCTCTATAGAAGAGTCGGAGGTTTGCCCAGGGACCGTGGGCCTTTTAATAGAAGATCAGCCTAAGCTCACGACAGCGCATGTCCGCCCCTTCGTTTGGTCCATCCTTTTGTTTCGCGGTGGCGTTCATAGCTGGGAAGTGGTCAGTGTTTTAAGTAGCGTGTGCAGCGTAGAAGATATGAAGATTAATGATGAAGATGATGACGACAGGAATTGGGCCGAAATTTGTGTTGATAACGTTTTAGCCGAAATGGTCATCGAAGGCTTGCTTGAGTACAACCAAGAAAAAGATATCTGGGTTTTGCGTTATACTCCAAAAGCAGTACCTGTTGTAATAAAAGCTGTCTCAGGTGTTAATGGATCGATACCAAAGCATTTCATCCTAGAAATGAGTAAGGGAGGCTTCAATTGAAGCCAACAGAGGAAGCGTTTTAATGGGACGTCTAAACAAAGAGACTGGAGAGTTTAAACCAAAGCCTTCAGTCAATAGTCGAACAGTTTTCATGCAACAACGACCTCAGCCACTTAGGTCTTGCGCCAAGGGCACAGATGTCTACGTGCGAATGGGAGCTGGTTGGTCTAAAGGTACTGTGTTAAGCTGGTCAAGGAGATCTATCTGCTGCTATTGCCCTCAACTAAAAAAACAAGTTAGCGTTTACGACAACCGATCAATTCGCCTACCTGGCGACCCTAAATTCTAAAAGGACTGCATTGCATGAACACACAAAACGAAATCTGCAAAGTTTGCGACGAGATCAAGGCGCTCCTGCTTGAGAAAAACCTTAAGTATGGTGACTCTGCTATCAATCCTCAGAGGGTTTTCAGTAGAGCTAGCTCTGTCGAGCAATTGAACGTCAGGATTGACGATAAGCTGTCCCGCATCAAGGAGTCAGGTACGATAAGCGTAGACGAAGACACCTTGCAAGACCTAATAGGATATCTAGTGCTTTTGAGGATTGCTACGTCACAGAGAGAAAAGCTAATCCCTTTTGCCACTACTTACGAAGATTTCCTTGAGGATCGGATTCTGTCCGCTATGGTGGATGATGATTTTGTTGATGGACATTCTTGGGATTATGATTGGACGTCTGACGAGGACATCGAGACACCTTGGGATACACTCTCGCCTAATGAGAATCCTCCTGAAGGGCGTTCAACCTTTAGCAAGGACAAATCCCCATGGGACCCCAATCTAGGTCCTACGGAGCCTCTATTAGAGGACTCAGAAGTGTCTGAAGCTATCGATCTAAAGCCTCTAAGCTTTTACACTGAAAACGAAATAGTCTCTATCATCGCTAAAGGAGAATCCGTAATTGGTATCAAAAAAGACGGTTCAACTTTTCTTCTTAATTAAATGACGAAACCTTTAGCAGAAATTGCTATTCAAATGCCTCTTTTCTCGAAGGCTCGACCAAGAGTCACCTCAAGAGGAACCTTCATGCCAAAGGAGTACAAGCAAAAGCAAAAAGAAATGCGTCGTCAGATTCAAGAGCAGTATTCTGGCGAGCCCTTCTCGGGACCCTTGAAGCTTGAAATTGAATTAAGAGGTGAAGGCCGTGGAGACATCGACAATATGATTGGAGCTTTTTTCGATACAGCGAATAAGATTTTGTGGACTGACGATCGAGTCTCAATAATTCCTGAAGTTTGTGTCTCGTGGTCAAGAGCTAAAAAGAATGAATCTTCATGGCTTATTAAGATTTACGAATCCAACGATAAAGATATATACAGATTGCCCTTGTCCTGATACACTGAAAAGGGTCAGAGCATAACCTATGGCAGAAGTCGTCTACAATCAAAACGAGTTTGACTATCGCCGAGAAGAAGGCGTGAATCAGTCTAGTCTCAAAAAAATCCTAGACAGCCCGGCACATTTCCAAGCCGCCTTGAAGTCTCGAATAATCCCTACTCCTGCGATGGAGATGGGAACGGCTCTTCACTGTTTATCTCTTGACGGAGAAGACGCTTTCAATGCTCAATACATAAAGAAGCCTGATGGCATAAAGCTAAACACCAAAGAAGGCAGGGAATGGAAAGAAGGGGTGGGCCGCAAGAAAATTCTTGCAGTAGGGGGCAAAGATGATCCGTGGGGGAGCGTCCAAGGGATGGCTAGTTCTCTTTCTCGTCTTGAGTACTACAACAACACTGGCCCTGAATATATCAAGCGGAATGAGGTGTCGATTTACTGGGAATGGGAAGGTGTCAAGTGTAAAGCTCGCCTAGATAGCGTACTAGTAGACGAAGGCATTGTTATCGACCTAAAGACTACCGACAGTGTAGACGTTGACCTGTTTACTAAAAAAGTCTTGGGGCTTGGATACGACTTTCAGGCTGCTTACTATGCCAAAGCAGCTCAAATGGCTTACGGAAGATCATTCAAGTTTATTTTCGCTTGCATAGAGCGGAGAGATCCCTTTTCTGTTGACCTGTTCGAGGTGGACGAGGAGATGATGGCAGAGGCTACTGCAAAATGCATAGCTGCGTTGCGCCTTTACAAGACTTGCTCCTCTTTGGGAAATTGGTCCAATAGAGAGCCCAGGATGTACAGTCTTTCCTATCCTTCCTGGTACAAGCCTTACGGCTCACAGGAAGAACCTGTAGAAGACGTGTTTTAATTAAGATGCTAGTGCTAAAATCAAAATCATCATTCCTGGATTCATGAACGCAGAGACTCATTCCGTCAAGCTGATCAGCGTGTCACGCCTTGCTGATCACGATTTAATCGACCTTTTAGAGAACGCTCGATGTCATTACAAAGAAGACGTTGAAGAGCTAGCTGAGTCCGAGTTCATTACAACCTATTGTGCTCGTGTCTCTAATCCTAAAAATCAAGAAAACACGAAAACAGCTCCTCGGCTCTTGCGTTATCTGATGAAGCACAAACATTGGTCGCCTTTTGAAATGGCTAATATGGTTGTGGAAATCGATACGACTAGGGCAATTGCAGCTCAGATATTGCGTCACAGGAGCTTTTCATTCCAAGAATTCAGTCAGCGTTACAGCGATGTCTCTGACTTGCCATCCATAGGACTTCCTCTTCTCCGCACTCAAGACGCAAAGAACAAACAAGCAAGTCACGATGATTTGTCCCCAGAGCTGAAAGCTCGCTATGAAGGATACATTCAAGATCTTTATGCTGGAGCGACGGATCTTTATCACAACATGCTTAGCAATGGTGTCGCAAAAGAATGTGCAAGATCAATCCTACCTCTTGGCACGCCTACTCGATTGCTAATGAATGGAACACTCCGCAGTTGGCTGCATTTTATACAAATCAGAAGCGGAGAGGAGACTCAATTGGAACATCGGATGATAGCTTTAGAGATTAAGGAAATCTTTAGAAAAGAGTTTCCAGTGATATATGAGGCAGCTTTTCCGGTATACTGATTACTGGGTGTTTCGTAATCAACACTTTGCGACTTCACTCTTGACGTTCTTTTCTTGAAAATTACATGAAATCGATTATCGCTGCAAGCGCTCTTCTCGCTTCTGGCTCAGCTGCTCTTGCCGGCCCTTATGTTAGAGGGGAGGTAGAATTTAGAGGTATTGACAACGATTATGGCAGTACAAAGACCCAGGCTCGTGTAGGCTACGAATACGACAAATCGAGCAAAGTGGCTCCTTACGTTGAGATCGGTGGAGGTGTCATTGCGCCTGACAGAGAAAGTAGCCAAGGTCTTTTTGCTGTTGAAACCGGTCTAAAAGTAAACTTGACAGACAAGCTTACTGCCAAGGCTTCTGCTGAAAATCTACGCTATGATGACAGCAATAGGTGGAAGGTGAAACTCGGGGCTAAATACGCATTTTAAAAGCTGAATAGATCAAGGCGGGTGCAATTCCCGCTACAGCTATTAGACAGCCAAGTCTTAAAACTGGTCTTATTTAATCGCTTCAAAAAACATGCATTTTTACTCTCATGATCGCTTCATCTCAGTTACAACAACAAAAGGCAGGCTGGCAGCAGTTCTGTGAGTGGGTCACCTCCACTAACAATCGTCTTTATGTCGGTTGGTTCGGTGTGTTGATGATCCCCACACTGCTTGCCGCTACCACTTGCTTCATCGTTGCTTTTATCGCCGCACCTCCGGTTGATATCGACGGCATCCGCGAACCTGTTGCAGGAGCTTTACTCTATGGAAACAACATCATCTCAGGTGCGGTCGTACCTAGCAGCAATGCAATTGGTCTACATCTCTACCCCATCTGGGAGGCAGCAAGCCTCGATGAG